TCATGAAAAGTTTCGGCACGGAGTGCCAGAGAACTTCAACAGGAGTACTATACCGTAAATGTCGACATAGTATCCCAGAGAAGGTTTAGCCCCGGCGGGGGGCTAATCTCCAGCAATGATTGCTAGAGTACTAGAAGATAATTTGTTATATCTCCCTTCATCTAGCAAATATACTGGACGACGTTCATAGGACACTGGCTCATCTTCGGAGCCTATATTTTTCCATGAACGAATTTGAACTGCTACGACACCTTCTTCAAGTGACGTAACGTTTTCTGCAACGATACAATCTTTGAAGAAGGTACTCAAGACATATTCTAGTGCGTGGTAGCAGTCAGCACTAGAAAACTCTGTTTTCGGCATAGCTTCGCCGAACAGAATAAACTTCATGCTACCTCCTATCGACAGTAATGGCGAATATCTTCGCCTTCGTACCGAAAACTAAAAACATCTTTAAAATTACCGTAGCGGTCATATTTACTAGCTACGGCAATTAATTCTTCTAAGGATGAGCTCAAATAGCACCGCTCTTCTTTAAAAGGAAAATTACCTTTTACGTGGTAGAAATATAATATTTCTCCCACACTAAAAGGTTTTTTGTTTACCCAGCATAATTTAGGACGCCAAGCCTCCTTCTTATTAGCTGGTATAACTATACGCCACACGAAAGTATCACTGCGTCCTCCGTGTGACAATTCAATATTTTTAAGAGGCATAATTATATACCTCCTCTGCACCGGCTAATGCTCTAACAGCATCGCCGACACTAAAACCTTTAACGCCACTCATAGCGAAAAAGCTTAGTGTATTGTTATTAATTTGATAGCAGACAACCTTGTCCGCCATTCCATTCTTAATAGCTAATACATTAATATATTCGCACAACATACGTGCGAAATCTACAGTAGAACATTCGATAGTCATCTTCATAGTTTTTTCTCCTCCTATGAATAAAATAAAAAAGTACAGAGGGATAAAATACCCTCATAAAACATTTCGCCCCGGCGGGGCAGATTAATTACTAGTAAACTACTACAGCCGGATCGGCTAATACACAAGAAAGAATATATTCCGCAGTAAAGACCCGAAGGGACACTGCCGAAATACATAGAAAGGTGACAGGTGAGTATTCGACGACCAGAGACGAAGTAACGCCTGAGCGATAGCGAAACGTTGCAAGCGTCGGAAGTCGAATACGGTGCCGCCCTCTCTTATTAGTATTATAGTATTAATTAACACTATACTAATAAATATATATAAGGGCGGACACCTGTCACCGAACAATATTTATTAAAAAATAGCATTTAGCTACAGATATAATATCCATAACTAAATGCTATTAAAGAGCTATTTGATAAACGTAGCTCTTACTGCCATTCTTCTTCTTGGCATCTTAATAGCACGTTCAACTAATTCATGAGTTTCTCCTGGAGTAATTTCTTCTCCTAAAACCCAACTAATGATAGAGCCCTTGTAATAACAGTCCGGACGTTTGAATTCAACGTCTAAACCGTTATTATTTTCCATAGTATCTACGATTGTTACACTGTAGATGTTGCGAGAATTTAAACCAAGATTAAGAGCTAAAGTAGAAACGACTGTATTCATGATAATACCTCCTACTGAATACAAATATAAAATGAGGGCAAATTTACCCTCATAATAGATTTCGGCACGGAGTGCCAAATACTAACAAATAACAATATACTTATATAGGACTTGCCCCGCAGGGGACTCTCCGTCAGGAGGCCCCCGGCAGGGATAATTTCCGTTAAGAAATTTCTCTATATAAGTATAATTAGAACTGTCGGACCCTCGCTCTACTAAGCAACTTCTTTGAATAATGCTAGAGAGGAGGACCCGAAGGGTAAATTAATCAAGCACTGTAAGCATTAAAGCTACAGACTTAATTTCTTTCCCTTGTTTCTCGAATTGATTAAAGCACATGTTGTCCACATGTACCTTAACTTTAGCTTCGCCGTAAGATCTCATAATCATCTCACGGATTTCAGAGGATAAAGATATAGCACATAATTGTGTATATCCATCTCCTTTTAAAGACTTTACGAAAATGCCGTCTGATGGCGCTTTACCGTCTAAGCCCTTTGCTTTAATAGCTTTTGCTACAGAGCCTGCCATTAAGACAAACTCTTCGTATCTAATAACTTCGCCATTAGAGTCTTCTTTATGGAAACCTTGTGCTACCGCAACTTTTGATGCAGCATTAGCAAAGTCATTGGATTTTACTAACAACTGTTTCTTAGGACGGTCAAGTTCCATACCGTCTAACGGTGTTACGATAATGTACAAGCTACCATTTTCGCGCACGAACAATTCATATGATCCATTCACAGTCGGTTCACAGAATAAATATTCGTCTGAAGACAAGCCCTTATTGAAGAAGACGTATTCGCCTTCTTCTTCATCAAGACCTGTTGCTGGTTTATAGGCATCAGCAGCGCCTTTAAAACGAGGTGTTACCTCAACAACACGAAGAGATTCTAATTGTTTCTCTTCGTCTGCGTTATCCCATGCATAATGCACGAGATCTTTTTTAAGGCAGACGGATCCATAAATGAATCCGACTTCACGTGCAGCCTTATACACGTTAACCTCATCTGGATTTATGTTCATGCCCCAGATAAGCATGTTTCGAACATAATTCGCAATCTTGGACATTGGAGAGCTCATTAGCTCTCCTTTAATGTTCTCATTGGAGGACTTTCTAATGTCCTCAATGAGTTCATTTACATAACCAGTAAGGCCTTTAGCATTACTGGTTTCTTTTTTTAGATTAATGCCGTATGCATTTACAACATCTTTAAGTTGCTCAAGAGCTACTTGAGCAACCTCATTTTGAATTTCGTATAACCCAGAAGAAATACCTAAACTTTTTTTTTGTTGTTGTTTTTGATTGATTTTCATTTTGTTTCTCCTCTTAAAAATTCTCTACCAATCTTAACAGCATCACTCAAATTAAGCGTGCCATTTTCAATATCTAAATCAATACATGCATATTGTTTTCTACGCATGCTGTGGATACCTTTTAACATTTCACCAATAGGATCAAAAGCTGTACCAGGGCCAGCTTTTGCCATATCGATAATATGTCCAATTAAGCTCGGAGCTATAATAAGGATATCCACAAAATAATTAAGAATAGATTCATTGCTCATGTCAGAGTTTAAAAACTCTTCGTATAAAGCAATAACAATATCATTAGAGCATTCATCTTCATGAATGTCTCCAACGTTGAAATGACGTTGATATGCTTTTTTGGACATATCAACTTTAGTTTCTAAATTCTTGCGAACGATATCACAAGACTTAGAAAATACTTCGGTACCACGAGTACCGACAATTTCAAGAACAAGAGAAGACTTGTTCACGTATTTTCCGACATTCATGTCTGTTAAACCAGACACAAATACCGACTCAATGAAGTCTGCATAACTGCTGGCTTCAAGTAAACCCTGAACAGCAGTTTCGCTTTTTATTCCGACCATATAATGGACTTTGCCATCATACATGTCGGCATCTTCACCGACCAACCATAAATGCTTGTCGGTGTCGTGGTCAGATCCACCCTGAGACATCTTGAAAAATTCACTACCAGTACACACAAAACCACTGATAGGAATCATTTTCAATTCGTCAATTGCTGCATCGACTAAACCTTGAGCCAGCTTCTCAAGATTTTTAACAACGCCTTTAGCTGCCAAATATTCTTTAGCGTCTTTAACATACATATCATATCTATCTTTTAATAGATTGATATAATATACCGCTGGACGAATCACAGCTTTATATGACTCGCCAGCATGTGGGAAGCGGATACCTTCCGCTTTAATCCCAACTTCCAAAGTTAACACTAAATCCAATAATTCTTTATCAGACTTAGCACCAATAAGTATCTCCTTAACTTCAGGAGATGATTCGTTACCGTACGCATCGATAGTACGATAACCGCACTTTCTTAGTGTACGAATGAATTTGGCATTAGATACGCCAATTTCACCTTCCTCTACTAATCTAGTAGAAGAAATTTTCAATACAGGATCTACTTCTGCAGTAGCCATAAAGCTACCACATCCGCTGTCCCATTTGGAGTTCTCATTCATTTTATTGAGAGCCTCCACGATATTTTTCACAAAGGAAATACCAATTTGTTGGTCTTCCTTTAAAATTTCAGGCATAAGAGCTACTGCTCTATCAACCTCAGAACCGGAATAATTTCCCTTGAAGTGAGCTTCAATTTTTGTAATCACTTCTTTCTTTGCAACTTGTGCAATATATGCACGGTTAAGTTTTTTATTCATAGTTTTTCTCCTTTGTATGAATAATAACAAATACTACACAACATATTGACAATGCTGTGTAGATATCCTTCCACGAGTTTCATGGAAGAACTGCAAAATGCGCCATTCCCATGCTTTGCTGGATGGTGCCAATTCAGGTGTACGTTTCATTCCGTTTTCGTCTGTTATTGCTAACAGACGACCAGATGGATTACCAAAGAAGGCAACATTATAATTGCCTTTCTTATAGTACTCACTAAATTTTTCAGCATGGATTACACCATCTTCCATGCTATAGATTTTAACATCTTCCATGGCCAAGAAAGCTTGTTTCCAAGCCTCCATGGATCTGTGATGGAGAGGTTGGCTACCAACCTTTACGGATAATGCTGTTATCCGCATTTGATGGTAGCTCGGTTTATTAGCTGGCATACCATAAGTGGAACAGAACCACTCATGGTTGTGATACGCCATACCATCATAAGAATCGCCAAATTCTGTGCTATCAAGTTTTGGCACGATAGCTATACAGTCTTTTGACAGATCAATACATATAGTTTGTGCCGGTGCGGCAAACAAACCTACGTATGTGTTTAATTTCTGTGCTTTGCCCGGTGTTAGGGCAATTGCAGTAAAGCCTTGCGCGCAAAGAGCCTGAACACGTGCTTCAAATTTTTCACGTTCAGACTCAAATACCATTACAATCATCATTTGTCTAATCATAGACGGAGATAATTGTAACGCGTTAAGATAACGAAGTAACGGATGTTTCTTCGTTAACTCAAGCACAGCAATTACATCTTGGACTTCCCTTAAATGAGAGAAATCCAATTTAGCAATGCCGGGAATATAATTGTTCGTGTCAACGAACACTTTATTCTCCCATCTAGTATTATCAGATGGACCATCCAAGCAAATGATACCGGTAGCAATAGATGCACGGATAGTATCTCCATGCTCTAAGATACCGGATACTGGCAAGCTAGATATGCTTGCATGAGCAAGCGGTATCTTTGCTTTACCCTTCAACTCGAATGTAAAACTAGATACATTGGCAGTTTCAAACTGCTGCAATGCACCCAAGTCTTCCATATAATTATGGAAGACAGTTTTTGTTGCTTCTTGAGCAATTAATTTTAATTTTAAATTTCTTGGAACCATGTTATACCTCCCAGAATAACATTAATGATAAAAATAGTTTAACGTCATTTCGGACAATAACATTAACGGATTATATAATTTGCTTTAAATCCGTTACCCATTCGAAAGTGTTGGATGGTGCATCATTCTCACGCATCCACACCTTCGCTTGTTCAAGGCCATTAAAGCCTTTGAACTTAGAACTCTTGCCATCAGTGAGTTCTTTACAACGAGCCCACTTTAACACGAATCCTGTATATTCTACGCTAATTACAGCGTAGAAATTTTTGTTCTGTCCTTCCGGACGAATGAAAACTTCTTCTTCAGTGTTAATTTCCACTGAAGGTTCTACCTTTTTCGCAGCCTTTTTAGCTACAATTTCAGCTTGACGCTTTACTTCGCACCAAGCCCAGTAAACTGTGTTGTATTCCTTATCAGTACAACTTTTTTTGTTCATATGACTGATTGGAGCCACAAATGATAACAATCGATCGTTGTTATCTTTTACTAAAACTGTACCGTGCAAAGATACAGTTTTAATTTCTTTAAACCCTAAACCCTTATAAAAGGATTTGGCTTTTTTGCTTCCATCAATAATAGAAGGATAATTTTTCTTTCCGGAGAAAACTTCTCCGTTAGAATTTAAAATACCAGAAACGAAAAATTCTTTTGTTACTACTGTAGTCATAATAGACCTCCCTTGCCTTACGGCACAAATAAAAATAAAGGGCATAATATATCCCTTATATAAGAACTATATCTTATATATAATATATAGCTCTTATATAAAGAATGAGTTAGTATTTATATAGCGTCCTAACTCACGACGCTTTTTCTTGTCACGCTAACACTACAGCGTAATGAAGCGTGACAAGAATACTCCTCCTGCTACTACTAGACATGCTAGTACAGCAGAAGCAATTACAATAATAATTATATCTCTTCTCATAGTTTTACCTCCTATTCTATGTGACAAGATATATACGTTACTATAGTTTATAGTCATACAGCTGGACTTATCTGTTAGCGATAGATCGGTACTGCAACTCTATCACCAACTTTTAGTTGACGACTGGTTGCACCTCCTTCCATTTCTTTGGATTTAGCCACAGCTGTTGCTGTAGCCTCACGGATGTCATAGTTGACATTAGTGTTTTTGTTGGCATCCTTAATGATGCCTTCAACAGTTTCTCCATACGTTACAGTATGAATAACGTAACGTTCTGGAGCTGTTGGTGTTGCAACGTATGCTGTTGCTCCACCTAATACTGCTACTGCTACTAAGATTGTTGCGAATTGTTTTTTCATAATGAATTCCTTTCCTCCCATCAATTAGACATAGACATTGTGAAGGAAGTGATTTGTTTTACACAATGTCTTAATTAAACTGACCCCATCACAATGATGAAGGTCATGACCAATCGACCATCGTTCGTCCCAAATACCACCATGAATCAAAGGCGGGGGGGCGAACTTTGGTCGATAGGCCATATATATATAAAACACTTACCCCGTCAGAAAATATCCTAAATTTTCCCTACTTATTGGGTTTTCTCATTTATACATCTCTACTGAGAATATATATTTTTTCATATATATACTTATGATCCTTATCCAAAAAATATACCGACTACAATCTACATCCTTATAGCGAACATATATTCGATAAAAAAGAACAAAAAAATAAGAGCCCCGTTAAAGGCTCTTACTTATAACTAAGAAAGTTCGTTATAAAATCTTTTTTGAAGAATGTTTTAAATTCGTTGAACGTCGCTTCTTCGCGTTTTTTACCAATAAATTCTTTAGCTAAGTATTTAGCTTGTTCTTTAAATAATAATGTCTGAATCTCGCCGCGTAACGTATGAATCTCATAATCGATATGTTCGTAATTACGAAGTGATAGAAATTTAATCACGGCGATAAAGATATATTTTTTACGTATGTCTTCTTCGATAAGACTAGGTTGTTCATATAAATAATTACCGACAATATCATATTTAATAATTTCTTTAGTATTAGCTCGCGATACTTTCGTAAAGAATAAACTAAACGACGGATAATACATATCGACTAGCGTGTCGATATAACTATTAATCGATAAGTTTGTCTTTGCGGCCATCATTACCTGATGCCCCCATTAATAGTAATAGTACTAATTCATCGATAAAGAGTTTATAAGCTTCTTCTTGATTTTGTGGTTTCTTTTCGAGAAGAAGTTGTTCGACCGATATGAATTTATATTCGATATATTTAATTTTCTTTATATCGTTAATAATATCATATGCTTCTAATGTATACGAGATAATACAATCATCTTTGACGTTACTCGTTAAGAAGAAATAGTCGTCGTAATTATATACGACATCTTTTAACAAGAATTCGCCGTATTTATACTTATGCCACATATCGATAAGAAAGGTTAACATGTCAGATTTAAGTTTAAGTTCAAAAAGACGACTTCTAATATAAGAAGAAAAATTGTTAAGATTAATTTGCTTCATAAAAATATCCTCCATATGAAAACAATAATACTTGTATATACTATTAGTATATCATATAGAGGATTAAAATCAAAGGTTATAAATAATATATATTAAGAAATAATATATATGCCAAAATTAAAATTGTTTCCGAGATGGACTAAATTATGTTCAACGTCTGGCCGATTTCTAAAACCATAACGCATGCAAATATAACCATCTTTAATAAATATATTTTTTTCAAGATTATTTGTATCGCTTCGTCTTCGTCTTTCATCAAAAACAAATGCATTGCTTTCATCAGCCAATTCACTTCTCAATATTATATTTACATTAGTTTGATAAGCTCTTTCTGTATGAGAATCATCAGATCTGCCTGTAGTATAATCATGTTGTGTTTGTGTATGATAATAAATACCTGAAAAACTTTTAGGAACTTTACACAAATACAAATCACAAACATATAAACCATTATCGCGATAAAGAAAATCAATACGCATTTTAGGCCATTCAGCATATTCTGGAACTAGTTTATATAGAGCCTCTATTGCTACTATTGCCGTTTAATTTAATATTAATTATATTAATCTGATTTTTAAGTTCCTCGATTCCTTCTTGAAGAGCAAATTTTTTAACTTCTTTTGTCGTAGAATTATACCAGCCTGGACGATTAACACAACATAAATTAGTTTCATAGGTGTTACCATCATAATCGCCTAAATCTAAATGAGCTTCGCCTCGGCCTATTTCTTCCAATGTAGAACCAGATCCAATACGATGATATTTGCCAGTACCGGGGCCTGTTTCCATAAGGATCGGATTATTATAAGCAAATTTAAGAGGACCAGTAATAGTGTCACCATTTTTATTTAACTTATTATCTAACTCTGTCGTTAAACTTCCGGAAAGTTTTTCTTTCGTAACAGAATGATCTCGTAATTTTCGAGTCGTAACACTAGCATCAGGATGATCAAGTTCCTCAAGCGTACGATGCTTACTTAAATCAGACTTAAGATTATTAACTAATTGCTTTAAACCATCGCCTGTTGTGTCCAGCGCAGCGGTTAATTCATTCTTTAAGCTAGCGAGTAGCGAATCGATCTGATCTTTTAAATAATATTTAGCAATAAGATCGCCCAACAAACCGTCGACTTGATTTTTAGTATAATGTTCTTTTAACAGATTCACCTTAGTCGGGAATAACTTATATAATAAGAAAGCACTTAATGCTTTATCTTCGTCGAAATTAGATTCACCGTCGGTAAATTCGTCGGACGAAATAACTTCTTTTTTGTCGACATGCTGTACTCTGTCTTTCAATCGATTAAGCATCTCGGCACGTTTAGGCTCGCTTTCGCGGACGCTAAACTCATAATCGTATATATTAGTTTCTGGCATATGAATATGTCCTTTCGTAGATTTAAAATATATACTACTATATTACAGAAAAAATCCCCGCACTAAGTACGGGGATATATCTTTATTATAAATGATCGTTAGGTTGTAACGGGATGATACGCCAAGATCCAGGGCCTTCAGTAGACTCTGCAACATAAAGCGTATCATTATTTATTATCATTTGTCCAGCAAACGCTGGTGCTTGTGTAACATCACTTGCCATAAGTTTGTCGATGCGAACGTAATCTTTTAATTTATCCCCGACATCGGCAGCATTAACAACCCATTTAGTACCGTTCCAGAATACCGGCATATCGAGTGTCGTATCGAAATACTGTTGACCGATAACTAAATGTTCTGTCGGACGATTTTCTGTCGGACCGGAATGGATAACCGGAATAGTCTCGTATGTCATATTAGACATAGTATTAAGATTATTACCAGGTTTAAAATAAATTTCCATACTAAAATCGACCGGAGCATTAATAACATCGGCTTTATAAGTCTCAGGGATGCTAAGTTTCATTGTCTTAGCAGTAGGATCGGCTTCGATAATCGGGAAGCTACCTTTACCTAACGCCTCAATAGAAGCACCAGCTTCAACCGGTTTGCCGGCATGAGAACCGTTTTGCCATACTGGATATACGTCGAATCCGATTGTTGCAGTACGATCACCATGATTTGTAACGGAAGTCGGTTTATCGTGTACATATTCTGTATCGGTCGTATATTTATATGTCGACACATAACCTAAATGACCGGTAGCTTTCGGATCAGATTCGATATATAAATCGCCAGAAACACCAGCAGCGTAACGACCGTAATCATTGTCTTTAACGTCGACCTTCGGTTCGCCCTTTGTGTTAAAGTAGATAGCAGAACCCTCAGTGTCGTATAACTGATCTTTTTTAGCTTGATTTATATCACGAATCGAACGATCTCGGCCTACGAAAATTCTTGTCTTAGCATTTTCTTCGGCACGAACTTCGAATCTTCGATTTACGTAACCTTTAGCTCCATACTCATCGGTAGAACCTAAGTTAGTAAATAACTTTAATTTATCAGATTCTTCAACACCGTTAGGAGCAATCGATAATATAGGAGAATCGATCCAAGAGAATAAATATCGATCGGTAAGTGCTGCGAAGTTTTGAACAAAGTTAGGAAATTTTAAATTGTTAACTTTGATCTCAGCTTTATCTTCATTATTAGATTCAATCTTAATAAATGGAACCGGATAATCTCCGTCTGGCAAATATTGAGATTCGCCTGAATGCGTAATATCCAAAGTAATATTATTTAACTCAGTAGAAGCTATAACAAAAATATCGAGAAGATTAGTCGATAGATTCCAGCGACCAGTCAATTTAAGATTACTTAACTTATTAGCATAAAGCATAACGGACGATACATTAACTAAATCAAAGTCGTCGCTATAATGAATCGTTACATTATCGATATCGGCATAAGAATAAGAAGAAACACCCATGTTACAATTATTAGAAATAATATTACTAACTGTATTACTGATACCATCTGTAGCTTCTATTTGTATAGAATATTGACCATAATCGGTAATAATATTATCGATCGTAGAATAATGTATCTCACGACTCAAATCAATATTTTGACCTTGACCGTCTTTGGCATTAGCCATCTTCATATTTTTTAAGACGAGATTATAATGACGCATATCGATATTATTGTCGTCATTTATAAATTTAATATAGCTACCACTAATATCTTCTCGTGCTACTTTAAAGGAGAAGTCTTTGATAGTCGTATTATAAACATCATGATGGTTGCCATTATTATCGTCGGTACAACTTAAAATAAATCCGACAGTATCGACACTAGAATTAGTTTCGTCGTGATCACAATTAATAACGGCACCATGCAATGTTTCAGATTTAACGACAAGTTCTTTACTGCGATCTTGAGGACAAATGATTTTTACTTTGTCGCTAATCTTATAAGTACCGTCTGGGAAGAGAACTTCGGTATATCCTTCGGTATTTGCTTTAGTAAAGATTTCATTTAACTTAGCTGTAACGTCAGTTGCGCCTGTATTATCGACGCCTTCAGTAACGACGTTAAGAGATCGTTTATTCCCGGTTAAAGATTGAAGCTCTGTCTTCTTAACGAATAATTCATCGGTTTTAACTTTATTATAAATCGCTTTATCGTAATGATATGTCGTAAGTACGGTATAAGAATTAGTACCGTTATAATGTTTTAATTCTTTACCTAAAATAGTCGTTAAATTACGTTTGTCACCGACTTCTAAATTGTTATTAGCATTAATTTTAGCCATAACATAATTAGTAGCTTTGTCGACAGATTGACCGTGATAGCCGACTTGATTACCGACTACGATACCATTATTTAAAAAGTCGTTGTTAATATTATTGAAGTAGCTTCGAGCAAAATCGTATTTATAGATACGAACATAGTCGTGACTATTAGCTGCCATATAAATAGCACCATCGACTAATGCGAAGTCTTCAATTTCGGCCTTTGGTTCGAATTCGAGCTCACGCACGATAGTTGCTTTATCCCCGTCGATTTCGACTTCTACGATACGTCTCATCAAGCTGAAGATAATTTTATTGCCGATGAATAAAGCGCCGTTAGAATCGTTATTTTTCTCGTTTACGGTAACAATATATTCTTTACCGTTGGTTAAATCGCTATTCGCATAAATACGAATTTTACGAGTACTATTATCAACTCCGGGAAGAATACTTACGTACTGACCTGTTACCGGATTATAACCGACGTTATAAAAACTATCGGTATAATCCTTGTATTCGCCAGGAGTTAAATCGTCCCCTACGGTATAAATACGATTACCGTTAGCAGCGCCGTTAGTAGCTCGTAATTTACCGTCGAAGAATAAAGTATTACAATGACCTAACTTATCGGTACCAGTATTCTCAACACTACGAGCGACAGTAAAATCTTTATTTAACTCATATAAGATTTGTGTCGTACTGTCGGCATTGATACAAGCTACGATAAATTTTTCTGTTTGAGGGTTATATGTAAACCCTTGGCACTGATTTACTTTTTCTTTGTCGAAAGGAACTTCGGCTACGAGAGCGATATTTTCAGCATATTGCATAACCGGTTTTTGGTTCTTTTTAAGAATAGAACTTAAACCTTGTGCAATTTCAGAAATAATAGACATAGCGTCTCCTTATTACAAATAATTAATTCCGTTCATCTTGGCGATTTCACGAGCACGGTTACGAATCCAATTACCGCCAGCAGTATGTAAACCGTCTTCAGTACGAGTATGACATTCTGGAACAAGGATATCAAGATCCCAACGTTCTGCCGGATAGTCGTATAAGTCTTGACGTGCCAAACAGCGTTCACCGTGAGTAAATACTTGGCTTAACGGTAAGCCCCAAGATACACAACATAAATAAATTACAGTTGCCATCGCTTCGAGTTGTAATGCATTAACAGGCTCCGGTCCCGGCATGTATGTGGAATAACCAGTAAAGCCGTCGCCATTTAATTCAGAACCATAATTAGAGCAAGCAGAAATGCCAAAGTTGTTAGTGTTTTCATGATAACAGTGACTAGCACGATTATCTAAATCTTGCATTACATGTACGTTACCAGATCCATCGATACACATATGATAATCATCGAACAACTGGTCATAATGACCAGCTGTCCAATGAAGAGTAATCATAGTATTCGAAGAACCTTGTTGTTGTATAACGGGATATACGTTTTTAATAACGCTATCACGAATTTGTTTTAATTGTTCTTCGTATGTCATATATTATAAAGTATCCATTAAATTATCTAAATCATAACCATATAAAATACAACTAGCACTTGCATTTTCTATTTCTTTGTTGACAATCTTATTAGATTCAGACTCAGTGTTATAGTCGATTACTACATGATAAGAACTGCCACCAGAATTAAAATATATTTTAAGTGAATTAATTACAGTAATTTTTTCACTAGAATTAATAATTTCGACTACTTCAGAACTCGTTTCGTGAGCAAGATATAATGTTTTCATGTCGACAAATTTATCTAATCCACTTGTTATATTCTTTGCAGAATTTAAGTCGATAGCCATTCCGTCATAATAAAGATCTTCTATTTTTATATAGTTAAAACCATTTTTTGTTCTGTCATAAGTTTTACCTAACGCAGACAAAGCAGAAGATATAGTCGAAGCTAGATTAGCATTGTTTGTAAGACTAGAAGCATCAAGAGAAATATTATCTTTTTTAAAGAATTCATTATTGTTGTCATTTTTATGTTTTAAAGAAACATAAAAGCTCGAAGAAAATAATAACTCATTATTAATTTTCTCATCGATAGCAAACATATTATTATTTGAAGAATACTCATGAATAGAATACTTGTTGCCGTGAGGCGTAGTAATTTCATAATTGTCGATCAAATACTGTTTTAACTCAGGGAAAGAACTGATACCAGTTGTTTCAATCAAAGGAGATTTATCAAAATAAGTGCCAAAGCTTTCGAAATAATAGCATGGCATATAACTGTTATCTTTTGTAATTAAAGGATAATCTAAGAAAATATTATTTGTACAGTCGTCATCAGCAACACCGATAGATACGGATCCGCTATCGTTTATTTTCTTATTAAATCGTACGTTAATAGGTAAAAGCTTGTTAGCAGCAAATGTTTCTTCTTCAGGGAGATTATAAGTAACAGCATCGTTTTTATCGATAGTATATGCTTTTACTTTTTTAATTTTTGCATTATTCGTAATTGTATTGTCTCCATTATTTTTTAAATAATATTGGAAACTATTTACATCAAAAGTATTATTAACAGATACATTTTTATTATAGTAATCAGAATTTATATCGATAGCTATATCGATCGTGTCGCTTGTTTTATTTTTTAAATATGCGTACATCTTGTCGACAGAGATATATAGATTATGACTGTCAGTTTCGATATCTTCATTATTGAATTTAAAATTAAGTGAATTATTGTTGTTTAGTGTAAATTGATATTTTAAAGTGCTGCTATTAAAAACACTAGTACTTATTCCACTACTAGTAACTAAATAATTCTTGTCAAGAATATTGTTGTAACTTGGAGCCGGAATTATTTTTTTCCATGGATAATCGAATGTATCTTCAATGGTCGCGTGAATTTCTGTAGTATTTTCATTTATAGACTCTAAAAAATCTTTAGAAGGAGAAACAGTATTAGTTTTAGTAATTGCTCGTATTGCACTAGAAGGATTGGTATATGTTTTTCCTAAAAACTTAATATTCATGCCATAAACAGTTAAAGAGCTTTGATTAATCAAATTTATTAAATAATCTTTATCTAAAATATTAGTTAAACTGTTGATTGTAAATTCTTTATTCCAAGGGTATGTAAAATTATTTTTAATTACTAGTTTATCAGTAGCATCTGCCTTAATAGTTTTTAATTCTTCAAGATTATTAAAGTTAGGGGCAATATTAATAGATTCTCCAGGCTGAAGAGTAGTTATTTTTCCCAAGAAGCTTACTTCTAGGGGTGTATGCATAACATTAGTATACATATTGCTATAACTATTTGGTTTTAAAATATTGACATTTGCAGGAGAATATTCTCCTGAACTGTAAAATTGAATATCTTTAGATCTTGTAATGTAGTCTTTTAATCTACCATTATATTTAGCCGTTACATCTAAAGATGATATTTTATGATCGAACGTATTAATAATTTCGAACATTTTTTCTGTCGAAATTGTGATTTGTCCAGATGCGTCAGCAATATATTCTTTATTAGCAATTGTATATATATAGTTTGGTAATAATCCAGAAATTGTATAGCCAGAATTTAAATTACCTCCGATAAAACCATAACTTATAAAAAATATGTCGGTAGAATTAGAAATTAGATAACCAACCTCAACATGTCCCTTTTGAGCGTTATCAGAATTTTTATCTGGAAGCTCAAAATGATTTAAAATACTATTAAAATATTGAGAATCTTCTGGTTTGATGTATCCTTTTGGAAGAGTTTCGTCATATGGCGCCCATAAGAATTTAGCCCAAAAAAATGGCTCGCCTTCTTTTTTAGGAACAACTAAATCAAGATTACCATCAGCATCGAACTTATGAATTTGGTCATCTAATTCAAAATAGCTGAATGGTTGGCCACTTATACTAATATGCCAACCGTCTTCTTCAGGATTGGCACTATAAATAGAAAAACTTGATGCGCTAGTAAAATTAGCGTTTTCGATAAGCTTTTCGATATAGTGTTCGAATTTTTCTGGGAACGGAATCTTAGATGCTTTTAATTGTTGAGTAAAAATTTCACCGAACGTAATGTCTTTAAGAGCTTTTATCTGTTCAGAAATTTCTACGATTTTATTTGTTTCAGCCATTTATTATTCACCTACATTAAAAATAATAATACCGTTATCTGAAGCGCCAGTACTAACATATTCTTTTCCGGTAGAATCGATAAAGCGAATATACATACCATTTTGATTAATAGAAACGATATCTTTTAGATCTGTTTTAGTGATTTCGCCAGCAGAAGAAAGCGCAATAGAAGTCATATAATTGTTTACGACATAAAATTTGATAGATTTATCGCCATTAAAAGTCAATGTCTTGCTTAAGTTTTTGTTGTTGGTGTTGCCGTCTAAAACTGTATTTTTGTCAAAATAAATGCCGCCTTGATCATAGTTTTGACTTCGATCTAATATGTTATAAAGCTTATCAGCAATTTCACTATCGAATTCCCCTGTCGGAATATTAAAACCTTCGCCAGGTTTATTTTCCCAGTTGTACATATAACTGTTTAAAAAACTTTTTGCGAGATTTTCAATGCTAAGTGGCAATTCTGTTTTAGAGTTTTTTTCGAACTTACGGTTATTCACATATACATCGAACGGAGCGGTATTCTTAATAATAATTTTATCTTCGGTAAATTCTGCTCTCAAAATACGAGTCGTAAGATCATTGTATAATTTTTTAGATACTAAGAATTTATATAATCTATCTTCTTGCGCATATGCAAGATCATACACTTTATTTCCGATATTTTCTTCTTCAGAAAAAGGTTCGAATGTTAAAGAAGCATCTTTTTCAGATTTGTATGGAGTAGATTGAATTATTAAGTTTAAGAATAAACCATCTTGAGGAGATACTATTGCATTTTTTATAGAAACAGTTGCAATACCGTCTTCGTCAAAAATAACATCTTTACCATTAACATTTGCATAAGATTTAAACGGCCCAGACAATTTAACAATAATATCGGAACCATTAAAATTATAAGAAATGATTTCGATGTTTGGGATATTTAATGCACTGTTGAATAATCGGCGAATATATAAATCTGTTTGATCAGCAAACGGGATGCTTTTATCGGCTAAGAATTTTTCGAATTCAGGTTTAAAACCTTGAGAGAATAATTCAGCCAACAATTTAGAAATTTCTTGAATTTGATTATTAGACATTAATGTCTCCTTAATTAACTAATTCTTTTCCACATATTAACGACAATATATGGAGGCATATTATTATGAGGTTGATTTTTACCAGATGGTAACATATTTATATTTAAATTGATAGTATGATTATGAGAAGCATCAATAACATAATTTCGTCCTGGTGAAGAATTTCCACCATCCTTAGCATGAATTCCATATTCACTTTCTTTTGAAACTATTCCAAAACCATCTCTATATGGAACATCTGTTATGTCTCCATTTGGTCTAATAGTTGAAGAAAATTTACCAATTAATTTTGCTGTACTTGTAGTATCACCATTAATATTATTAACATCGTGACTATGAGAAGCTAATTCATCTTCCGTTAAACGATGTTCTTTTTCGCCACCGACTTGTCCGAGATTAAAACCATCGCCACTATTAACTAGCATACGACCAGAAGGCATACGTTCCCAGCTTCCACCAAAAATAGCAGATGGTTCAACGTTATTAACATTCATATAAATAGAGCCAACCGGATATAATTGACCAGCTAATCGGTTAAGTTGATCGAGTGCTGAACTTAATTTTTTATTTAACTGTCCTACTGTTACAGCATCGTTTAATTCAACACCGTCTGCCACATTACTAATAACACGTTTAGTCTCACCATTGCCAACAGATACCTGATTGGCTTGCGTAGCAACAGAATCCGCTCCTAATGCAATACTGTTTTCACCAGTTGCTGAAGCATTAACGCCAACGGAAGTACCACGGCCCAAAATAGAATTACCGATAGACATTGCTTTATCTCTGAGCTTGTACGCAATTGTCGTAGCGATTTTTGTGCGACCGCCTTCAGCAGATATAGAAATATTATCGCCAGCAAGAAGCCCGCTAATACCTGTTCTTTCATCGATCTCCTCTTTAGTATACGTTTCGTCACGACCCATAAATAATTTAGCCGTTTGTGTCTTCGTATAGTACGGAGTTAAATCGACATTGGCATTAATTTCGTTATCACTGCTAATCGTAATCGAATTACCAGCTTTTAATTTATCTTGTTTCGATTCTTTTAAATTTTGAATATCTTCAAAATTCTGAATCATTTCGTCAGGTTCTTGAATATATACCTGATCATCTTTATATTTATTATCAGCTTTCGCCTTTTTTAATTGTAACGCTTTTAATACGTTAACCTTTAAAGATTCGACTTTTAATTTATTCACTTGATTAATCCTTCCCTTGTTAATTACTTAACAAGTCTAAATAGATTAATTCGATTAGCAAGCATAGATCGCAACGGATATTTACGATTTTTTATACCTGCAAATTTATATCCTAAATATATACTTTTCTTAAAGTATCGACACCATTGTCGATCGTCTTTAAGACAGAGTATATTTTGTTTAGTATCGATCGCAAAGAAAAAATCTTTTTGATCGACGATTATCTTTACGTCATTATAACGTACATATTTACCGAAAATATAATAAGCAAATCCGTATCCGCAATTACGATATAACCAAGCACATCGACATATATATCGTTGGAATTTTTCTTTTAACGTAAAATTCTCGTCGATAAGATCGACATATCCAGGTATTATATAGCCATCGCCTTTATTCTCGTAATGATATAAATAATGTTTATTAAAATCATAACGAGCAAACTTTGGCACATTGCCTTCATATATCATCCAAGCAATATCAAGACAATTGTCATAGGTTTGCCATAACTTAAATATTTTAGGTAATTTGCCATATTTATCGGCAAATAATACGACGAACCAATTTGTTAAATAGCATAGTACCATACAGAGCATATTAGCTCCGCATAGTACTAACCATTTAATATAATATTTACTCGGCATCATTCTTTTCCTTATATGTTCCGACTTCACTATTATATTTACTATTTATAAATTTATTAGCAATTTGTGTCGCAGCAGAACCGCCACCAGTTAAATTAGCTAACGTATCATAGTGTTGCCAATTATGTCCTGTAATTACTAAGTATAACGTAACACCGACCAATAACAATAATAACGTAAAAGAAATGACGCGTGTGTAGCTAAGTCCTTCGTTTTCAAATAGCATCATTTTAAATATTTTACTCATTTTATTTCTTACCTTTTTTCTCATGTAATTTAAACTTTACGACATTTAAGTCGACATCGGTAATGCGATCGATTACGTCTTTCGGAAGACTATTAATAATTTCGTTGTTATAACGAATTAATTTCATGTTTTCCTTAAAACTAAATAACTCGGTCAATACTATATAACCGTAACATATCCATGCAATAATATCGAATACGTCCTGAAAATATAGCATATGGATAGTCGACGGAATTACGATTGCATCTAATAAAAATGCGAAAATACTTAAAACACTATATTCGAATAATTTGAAGAGAAAGCCGCGATAAAATACGCGGCTTGATTTTTGCTGTCCCCAGCCTCCCCAAAATACATCGATAATAGTTCGATAATGCCATAAAGGTTTTTTCGAAAAAGTAAGAGCGAACAATCTTAACAATGTATCGATTATTAGCATAAAAAATATGATCGTATACATCGTTAAGAAAGTTTCGACTGCTTGAGGAGCAATATTATATAACAATGCTAATGCATTTATTAATCTCATTGTTCTCCCCTATATAATAAAAACTATTCACCTTTTAATGCTTTAATCGCATCGAGAATAGGTTGTAAATCATCTTGAGTGATAAAGCCTTTTTCTTTTACTTTAGTTTCGATATCTTCAAGTTTTAAATATTTAGCTTCTGCTTGTGCTTGTGTTTCATAAGCACTAAGGTCCGTGGCTACGCCACTACCGCCAGTAGTTTTGATTACGAGATGAGGTGTATGATGTTCATCTTCACCAATAACTTCTTCGATATGAATACCTTCACCAGCTTGAATATAAGCTTGAATTTCAGTAGATAAATCTGCTTTATCTAATTTGCCATCTAAATGTTCGATAATAGTAGATGGATTAAGTAAATAACGAGATGCAGGATCGCTTGCGATATGTTTTGTATCTTTAACGATAGTATCTTGATCATTTACGTAATAAAACTTTTTAACTTCAGCCATTATTAAGTATACTCCTCATATAATTTCCCCGCCATAAAGATGGGGAATATAGCTATATAATATATTTAAATTAGTCAGCTTCTACTGCAATACCAGTACCGCTACTTGCCATGGATTTCCATTCTGTACCGTTATAGAATACAGGAGCATTTACGTCTGTATCGTAGTACATTTGACCAGCTACAGGAGTAGCAGGACGATCAGCAGTCGCACCAGATTTAACTGTTAATTGTTGAATCTTTGTTTCGAGTTCAGCAATTTTAGCTTCGTATACAGATTTAAGAACTGTATCAGTTTTAAGAGTATATGGACTTAAATCGACAGATACGCCAGATGCTGTTAATGTTTTAGTATTGGAATCATAAGATAAACCAGAACCGAAAGTAAGAGCATCTTGTTTAGCCGTAACAGCAGCACTCGTAGCGATTGCATCTTCGATATTTTCAGTCGTTACATATTGACCTTTAGGAGCATAGTAACCATCAGCAGTTTCTTTATCAAGATAACCTTTACCTACAATAGCTGTATTAATAGCATTTGCAAAAGTCGGAGTAGTTGTTAATGTATCGAGTTCGCTACGTAATACGTAATCGCCTTTAGTTTGATATAGGCTAGTCGCAGCACTTACATCAAGTTTATTAGCAATAGCCGTATTAACTTCGTCGATTTTAACTTTATTTTTACCGATTTGATCGTCGACATATTCAATAGTCGCATAGTTGCCTACACCTTGATATAAACGATCGGATTCATTCTTAGTAATGTAACCATCTTTAAGAGTATTAGTTAAATCTTCACGAGTTAAGTAATTACCTTTAACTTGGAAAATGCCTTTAAGAGTTTCGAGGTTAGTCGCTAATTTAGCATCGATAGCAGCATCAGTTTCTTGAGCTGTCATCATGTCGTCTTTAATGCGAGCAATTTCAGTGCCGTATACGTCACGAGTCCAAGCAGCAAAATCAACTTTAGTTTGATAAGCAGCAGCAGCTTCTTCAGACTTATCATTAATAGCTTTTTCTAATGCAGTCTTAGCAGCAGCTAATGCATTTTGTTGTGCTGTAATAGCTGTATTAAGAGTTTGTTTTGCATCTTCAAAATCAGTAGTTGCTACTTTACCAGCTACTTCATCTTTTGTAGCTTTCTTAGCCAATTCAGCAAGAATAGATTCAACAGAAGATTTATTGTCGTTAACACCAGATTGGATATTAGCGATAGTTTGAACGGCATCTTTAAGAGCGCCTAATTTATTGTCGACAATACTTTCGACTTGAGTTTGAGTCAAACCAGAACCGCCGGCAGCGATAGTTGCATTATCTAATTGTTGTTTTGTCGCAAATGTATCGTCGGCATATTTTTTAAGTTTAGTAGCTTTCGCACCGATTTCAGTCGTTACGTCAGCTTTCTTAGCATATACATCTGCATCATTCTTCGATACGTATACATCGCCAAGACCGGTAACGGCAGCAGAAATATCTTCTGTTACTTTAGCAGCTTTAGCATATGTATCAAGATCGGCAGTATGAACCAAGGTATCTTTATCGAGGCCGTTAATCAAAGCTTCATTAGTATTAGCTTTAGTTTTAACTTCTTCTAAGGCAGCAGCTGTAGCATATTCGCCCTTAGGTTGATAATCACGATCGCCAGCTTCTTTAGTTACATATTCACCTTTTTCTTGATAACCAGCAAGTTTAGCTGTAAGTTTAGTATCAATTAAATTAGGAACAGTAGCTGTTTCAAGAGTATTTAACTTCGTATCGAGTTCAGTAGCTTTAGCTTCAAATACAGCTTTATCAGCTTTGTCAGCAAGAGCACTTACATCGGCTTTAGCTAACAAATCAGAAGCGTTTTTATCAGCTTTAGCTTGAACTGCGGTCAATGCACTTACGTCAGCTTTGTCAGCAAGTTTTTCGTTAAACTTAGTTTCGCCTACATATTTTTCTTGAGCTACGATAGCATCGACAACTTCTTTAACTTTATCGGCTACAGCTTGTGCGTCAAGACCGCCGCCAGCACCACCGTTAAGAGCAAGGTCGTTAACTTTAGTCGTTAATTTACCAAGATCTTCGATTGCTTTATCGACTTTAGTTTTTGCTTCTTCTAAACCTGTAGCGTTTTCAGTCGCTTTAGCTTTAGCTTGTTGAGCAGTTGTATTTACTTCACGAACAGCAGCATCGGCAACAGCTTTAGCAGCTTCGATATCTTCGGATACTTGTACTTTATCAGCTTTGTCTTTAAGTTTAGATATAACGTCGTTTTTCTCTGCGTATTCTTCAAGAGCAGTTACATCGGCTTTTGCCGCAAGTTTTTCGTTAACTTCGTCTTTAGTGAATACTTTATTTAACTTATCAAGCACAGTAGTCAAATCAGCTTGACCAGCTAATTGTTGAGCTAAATCTTTAAGAGATTGCAACGTAGTCGGATCTAAAGAACCGATAGCTTGTACTTCAGCTTTAGTTGCATATTCACCTTTAGGTTGATATGCTTCATCGGCAACAGCCTTAGTTACATAATTAACGAGAGCAGCTTCTACTTCTTTAGCTTTAGCGTCGGCAGCTTCGGCTTTTGTCTTAGCTTCAGTTACGGCTTCACCAGTTTTAGCTTCAGTTTTAGCTTCTTCAGCAACAGCTTTAGCAGCTTCGATAGCTTGAGCTAATTCATCTTTAGTACCTTTTAAAGCTTCTTTAGTTGCCAATGGTTCTAATGCAGTAGCATCAGCTTTATCTGCAAGAGCTGTATTTGCTTTAGCAGCTTCTTTTGCAGCATCAGCAGCAGCTTGTTTAGCTTCAGCAGCTTCGGCTTTTGTAGCCTTTTCAGCTAGTGCATTATTAACTGCTTCTTGATCCGCCTTGCGGCTTAATGCTTTTTCGTTTTCTACTTTAGCTTGTGCCGCATCAATTTTCATTTTAGATACATCGTCAGCAATACCTTGTACCTTAGCATCATTCAATGTATCGGCAGATTTACGAGCAGCAACTTCAGCAGCAACAGCAGCTTTATTTGCATCAGCTTCAGCTTTAAGATTATCCAAAGCTGTTTGATCAGCTTTTGTTGCCAAAGCAGTAGTATCAGCTTTTTTAGCTACTTCTTCTTTTGTAGCAAGCGGAGTCAAATCGCTAGCATTAGCTTTTTTAGCAAGTTCAGTTTTGATAACAGCTTTATCGGCTTTATCGGCCAAATCAGATTTTTTAGCATATGTAGCTTCAACTTCAGTAGCTTTAGCAAATGGAGTTAAATCAACAATAGCTTTAACTTTTTCAGTAAGTTCGGCTGCTTTGACTACGTCGTCGGCAGTAGCTGCTTTAGCAATAGCTTTTTCAAGATCAGTGTCTTTATTGTTAAGTTTTTTAATTAACTTATCGATAGCATCTTTATCATATACTTTATCTTTATCAGCTTTCTTAGCAATTTCAGCAATGCTATCTGGGTTATCTTTTAAAAGATCGATCGCGTCTTTTAATGTTTTAAGATCTTGAGCAGATACACCACCTGTAGCTGTTTCGAGTTCTGCTTTAGTCGCAAATTTAGCAGCAGCAGCTTCGTCGGCTTTACCTTGAGCTTTAGTAATTTTTTCAGCTACTTTAGCATCGGTGATATATTCACCTTTAGGTTGATATTGAGCAGCAGCTTCGATTTTGCTTAAGAATGTAATAACGTCTTGTGCTTGTTTAGCAGCAAGATCGGCAGCTACTTTAGCTACAGCAGCTTGGTTAGCTTCAGCTAACGCTTTGTTGGCAGCAGATGTTGCTTTATTTTCTGCTGCTTGTTTTGTTACGTTTTCGACAGCTTTATTATCGACAGCTGGTTGACTACCAGTATTATTATTATCTGTATCGATAGTCAAACCTTTGCGAGCTGGATTATAAAGACCGAAGTATGCACGAGTAACAATTTTTTTAGACATTCAAAAATCTCCTTAATTCCAATGAATAATTTCGGTAGACAAACGATTACGCAAATCGTTCGTTGCTTTATTTAAATAACCGTCGACGTTTTGTTTAATATATTCTTGCAAACCATCGCCGATTACTCGTAACAGTTGATCGAGAGTCGGTTGATAAATACGTTGATTAACTTGATCGACATATTTAATTAACTCATCTCGTACCGTATCTCTAACCTGATTAAAATCTGGTTTCTTTTTTAAAGCTTCAAGAAGATCGGTATAAGTATTAATCGTACCGTCCTGTTCAAATTGTTTAATCGTATCTGTCCAATATTCTAAATCATGAATATCGGGTTTATTATTAACGACACGAATTACTTCGTTTAATTTGTAAACAAGATACTTAATACTCGTTTCATTTAATGAAGCTTGTTCGATAAATTGCTTCATTAGCGTTACCTCATAATAACATTAGTAAAAGTAAACTTATTTTCGTTCGGAATAATAGAACATTCGTCATTATTTTTAATAACGGTAATGCCTTTAAAAACATTTTCGCCTTCTTTTAATAACGACACTGGTATGATAATATCGCCTATATTTTTATTATCATACATAGCCGATACAATAATTTCAGTCTTACCTTCTAGTAAATATACAGAGTAAATTCCATCGTAACAAGAAGTAAAGCAGGTGTCGTCAGAAAACAGCACCTGCTTATTATTTGATAATAAAATGTTACTTAATTCCAACGTATTATTACCATAAGTAATAACATTGTTTTGAATAAAAGATTTACCGCCTATTTGCAAATCTTTTACAAATAAATTTTTAACATTTAATGTATCGATCTTATTATTTTTAAGGATGTACTCTGATGTTATATTACCATTCGTAACGCCGTTAGTTCTTAGATATTCCGAAACTTTTTCTTCTGATTTTTCCATAATGTCATCGACATCATGAGACAAATTCATAATCGTTTCGTTTAACGCATCTAATGATAAATTTTCCACAGATTATATACCTCTAACGATAATAAATAGCAACTAAATTAGAATGATCGATAAACAGCATATCGTCAAGAATTTCGAAGTCGATTCCATTTACAGAATATCGACCATCTTCATTTAATACAAAATACGTAATTATATCTGTTTCTTGTTTTAATACTAATAATAATTCGATAGCGCCATTTAAATTAATAGCCGAATCATTATATATTAATGTATTCCAACGATAGGAATTGCCGCCAGCTATCATTAATTCTTTATTATTATAAGAATTGCCAGAAAGAATATTGCCGCCTATCATAAGTTTATTATCATCAACAACCATATTGCCATTAATATTCTTAACAGATACTGTATCAATGTTATAATCAGACGATACATTCTTCTTATAATAATTATCTTGAAACTTATAATTCATTAATGAAAAATCGACGACTTCATTAATAATAGTATTTTTAGATTCAGTAAGATAATCTTGAATTTCAGATATTTTATTTTGAATATCAGTTAAGGTAACGTTATCTTTATTTAATGTTTGAATCATTAGCGTTACCTCGCTTTCTTATTGTATACGATTTATCACATATAATTTTATTGTTTTCGATTTTAAAATCATCGCAAATAAAATCTTTACCGTAATAATTAATAAGATATGGCTTATTAACAATACCTTGGATAACGATATAATATTCACCTTTAACCAAGTCGCCAGTATATTCTTTAAACTTAGGCAATAACATATCACTGTCGTACTTTAATATTTTATTATCATATACTAATCTATCATTAAATACTAAATCATGTTTATTAGTTTTAATAGAGGTATTATTAATACTATTATCACCGACATATATATTGCCATCGATAATAATCGTATCGACATCTAAATTTTTAATAGTCTCGTTAATAGAATATGCTGTTTGATTAATGTCAAGTGATGTTAAATATCCATCGATATGAATAACCGAAGATTCTAAATTATTAATTCTATTAATTAAGTCATTGAGGTTATTTTTTAGTGTATTAAGATCTAACGCCATTGTATATTATAACCTCCTAATGCATCCCAATGATGATTATAGCTACTATGATGTTTACGACGTTGACGCCAAATTTCATTCGTATAGAATTTATAATCATATGGATTAAGTTCTAAACGTTGAATAACTGTATGGTTTTTATCCCAAGCATAATAATTTAAGAATGATACAGACATATTTGTTTCTGGACCATCGTTAGGATCGTTCCATGGTTTATATCCACGTAGAAATGCATTACGCACTAAAATAAATATTGGTTGATAATTATCGCCATTATATTTATAAGCATAAGCTTCATTCCATTTATCATAGTTATCTTTATTCATTTCTTGATTACTACGCCATTGTGGAAGTTTAACATAATTACGATAGTTATTTGTCGTAATAATAGTTTTATTAGTCACTAAACCATATGCATTAAATTCTAATAATGTTTTATCGCCACGTTTAATAGCAAATGGAAATGCTTCGATAGAATACTCATCGATATTAAATAAAGTACTAATCGATCCTTGTGTAAAATTAATACAAGGACTGTTATCAGAATTAATAACTAATTTACCATTAGTTTCTGGATTATTATAGCGAATAAAATCATCAACTTCGCTTAACTTAACAAATCGATTATTACATTCATCTTTAGTATAATAATTAGTTAATGTCGAATTAACTAAATTTTTAAGATCATCAATACTTTCAGTAACTTTATCGTTAAGATAATGTTTCATGTTTTCGAGACGAGAATTATACTGATTAATCAAATCTTGAATAGCACTACCTGAAATAATATTATCAAATCGAGTTAAAGAGTCGATGATCTCGTTTATTTTTTTAACTTGCAAAAAAGTCGTTACTTTGTTTTTTAAATGCTCGATCATCGCCACAACACCTTTAAAATCTTTCCGAAATTACGACTCTTATTACTATCATAATCTTCACCTACCCAGCCTGTTTTTGTTGTTAGCATAACATAAGTCTTAGTAACTTCTAAACCGGCTGTAGCATATGGCGTAAAGAATTTAATCGGAACTTCTGCACTACACATATATACATATGATGGAGCCACTTTATGATCATTTTGTTTATCATAATACGTAAAATCAGATGTCGTATTATCGACGATAACAATTAAATCATTCCAGCCAGATGGTAACGCTACAGTACCACCTACATTTTCAACACGACTATTCTCGATAATATTCCAAGTTGCCGGAATATATTTACGCTCTATTAATTTGAATAGATCACGATTTAATGCGCGTTCTGTTCCGTCATTAATATTTTTAGCAAATAATTCTGAACCATCTGGATTGATCATCTTAAGCCAATCACCATCCATAATAAGTTTAACACCATTAATCGTCATTAAAATATTATCGCTCTTGCGAGCATTAATAACAGCATTATCCATTGTTAACGTATGATTTAAAATCCAATCGGTAGCTTTCAATATAAAATTGTCTTTATTAGAGCTATTTAAATATCGACCATCGTCTTCTGACTTTGTAAAATAATTCTTTATTTTATTTAGCCAACTTGCTTTTTCATCGGCTAACGATGTATTAATTTCTTTACGAGCTGCATTATATTCTCTATTAATAGTATTAAACTTATCGATAAATTCATTAGGCGTAATATTGTTCGTATTATTTTCTCGTTCTAATACGTTATATTCGTCGATAATTTTATTAATTTCTTGTGTAGCTTTTACCGACGTAGATCGTTCTTTCATTCGTTCCATGAATATATCTCCTTATCGATAAAATACTTTATGAATCGTACCGTTCCATTTGGCCGATTCTAATTTAATATAATTATTTGCTAAATTAATAGTACAATATGCTGGAGCATATCGTTGAACACCTAACGACAATTCTATTAATACATGATCGATATACATATGATCATTATCAATTCTATCTGTATATTTCATAAGAATTAATAATTGATTAGCATCGTCATTAACAGCATCGCCATAATATACAGATTGTCCGACGCCTAAATTACGACTATTAGGTAGTTCAATCCAGTTACCTGGACTAATTCTAGAAACACCTGTAACAACTTCTTGTCCATTATTATATACAACATTATCACGTATTTCAAATACGTTATTACCGTTATTTGTTACTTTTAAAACACCGGGACGAATTTCTAAAGAACCGTCTGGAAATGTAATAACTGGACCCGAGGTATTATTTAATTCAATAGATTTACCGACATTTAAATTTTTACGTAACGTAATATTTTGATCTTTTAATAAAAAATTACTTAAGTCTTGTATCCGATCAAATAAAGCATCGCTTTCATCTTTCGTATAATATAACTTAATTTTATTTTTTATAAGATTAATAGCAGCCGCTAAATTATCTTTTGCATTCTTAATAGCATTACGAATATCCCGTACAGCATTTTCAATATAGCTACCAATGTTTTCTCGAGTCGGTCTATTAGCAGATACTTCTTTAAGTCTATTAATTTCAGCATCAAATTCATTAATCTTGGCATTTATTTTTTGTAAGCCAATTTGCTGAATTAATTTTTGAATCATACAGTATCACCATGTTCAATAACATTACTTGTTTGAGTATTATAATATAAAACGTATCCACGTTCAGGATATACGCTTCGTAACAATACTTGAGAATCTGTAGCTTCAGAAGTAATTGTCGAAGCTTTTTTAATTTGTCCGTCGTAAATTACGACTTTAACAACTTCAGCATTTGGCAATTCTAATATAAGTTGATAATCATCGGTACCATTTTTAACCCATTTATTAGAACCAAATTCTATTTTCTGAAGAACAATGCTTTGATTAATTTTATCAACAACAGCATTAGGTAAAATACTTTTTCCATTTCTAACTAAAATCTCCCAGTCAGTACCATTAAAACGATAAATAGAACCGGCTGTATCGCCACCGTTAACTGCAGCAATATCACCTAATACTGCATCAGGATATGTCGTGAATAAATCGGCAACACTATTAACACTTTGCTTCCAACAATTTGTATCGGCAGCTTTCGTTAATGTCGTTAACAATTCATCACGCAATAAAAAATCTTCGACAGGATGTCCCATAAATTTACGAGTATCTTCACTCAAATCGCTTCTGTCAGAATTACCGGAACGATCGGAAAGAATCGCATGCTTTGGGATCCATTTTTTAAATTTCTGTTCGAGAGTTTCACCGTCGCTAAATACAACTTGATCGGCTGTCGTACTCGGATTAAATAAATCCTTACCGCCAGTACCATTCTCGACGAGAACTTTACCTTTTATATCAGCCATAATTAAATGTCCTTTTCATTAATTTTACAAAAAAATATCTAATTTACAAATTTATATTACAAACAAAAAAAAGAGCTTGTCATTAAGACAAGCTTACTTTTTTAACTTTTAATTTAGCGTTCGATTGTTTTTCACCATCGAATAAAGTAGTATGTCCTGCGCGAATAATTCCGAGGTTGGCTGTATATATCGAACTAAAAATAATAAGTTCGATCGTAACACCACCGCCAACATCGCCTTCGCAAAATGCCATAAGATTGCCTTTGCGATCCTTACGTTCATCGATCTTCGTAATCTTAATCGGTACTTTAAATACATCGTAACCGTCTTCATAATCAAACCATTCTGGCGTACATGTTACTGGGCAACTTAATGATTGCATTTCATAATCCATAATTACGTCTTCGTTAAAATCGTCGACATCTAATATCTCGATTTTTTTATCTTTACGTATTTCATAAAATTCATTTAACAGCTCATTACGGTTAGCCTTATAATTATTAAAAGCACCCGACATAATCAATGCTTTACCAACACGTTTATTAAAAGCTTTTTTACCTATTTTGTCTAATGCATCTTCTAATGAAGTATATGGTCTATTATCTACAATAGCTGGGATAGAAGCTTCACCAATACCTTTGATGGACCCAAGACCAAATAGGATATTATTTCCATCAGGAGTAAAATCCCGATTAGATATATTGATGTCCGGAACTTTGACATCGATACCTTCCTTTCTAATCATCGGAATATAACGTAATAAATCTTCGGTAGCTTGCATCGATAAGAATGCTGAATAGAATTCTACCGGATAATATAATTTTAACCATGTTGTTAACATACTGATAAGAGAATATGCTACAGCATGAGAGCGATTAAAAGCATAGCTGCTGAATCCAGAAATATATTCAAAATAATATTTCATTTCATCTGGTGTATAACCATTAGCAACAGCGCCCTTAATTTCTGGACCATATTTTCCTTTAGGATCATACCAAGGAGCATTATCATCTTGTTCCCAGCCTTCAGGGCCTTTACAGTTTTTCTTGCCATAAATATGACAACGTTCCATAAAAGGCATTAAATCTATACGTTTTTTTGCCGTAATTTTTCTAGTAATTGAATCAGCTTGATTATCATCAAATCCAGATACCTGTTTAGATATCTGCATTAATTGTTCTTGATATGCAATTACGCCATAAGTATTATCTAGAATATTTTCAATACCATGAATAGGATATTCTACATCTGATTTACCATTTTTACAAGAAATATATTGTTTGTCAAGACCCGCGGTAAGAGGGCCTGGTCGCATTTTGTTAAGTAAAAATTTTTTTTAAAAAATCATCTGTTAATTTATCGGTATACTTAATCCTTACTAATTTAATGCCATGTTCTTCACATAGGATATTTTTTGTTATATCTAAAAATATTCTATATAAAAAATCATTATTATTTTTGTAGTATCTTTTTTCATTTCTAAAATGCTGAGGCCCATCATATTCTACAGCTAAATTTAAATTGGGGAAAAAAGCATCTATCATTAAATAATGGTTAGTAACTGGACTTTTTAACCAATCAAATGTTTTTTCTAAACAATAATCTTCATTTAAAAATTTTGAAATTTTATTAAAAACAATAGAACAATTCGTAGGTCTTCCTTTTTTATTTTCTTTTATATTTAACTTTTTTTTGAGGTTATTTATACCATCAAATCTATCATTATAGCAAGTAAAAGAATATTTTGATTCTTTTGCTATTAAATCACATGTAACTTCTTTATGTTTATGATATAAATCAAGAAAATCTTTTATTAGATCTTCATTAGATGGAGATCTTCCTGACGGATGTCTTTGAATATTTAATTCCGTATACATATTAGAAAAATTTCCATAAATTCTATTTACAATTTTTGGACCATAGGTTGAATATTTTTCCATAATTGGTTTGCTTACATAGCCAAACCTTTCAACTAAGATAAAAATTTCTTCATCTAGCTCTTCTTTTGTAACAAGTTTATGTACTTTTTCATTGTAAGGAATATTGTATTTTTTACACAACTCTCGAATTGTAATATTGAATTCTCTGTTTATAAAATCAATAGATATTTCAAAATCAGATTCTTTTATGAGTTTATCTGAAATTTTTTGATTTGGAAATTTTTCAAGTATTTTATCTTTAATAATTTCTAGCGAATATATCTTTTTATTGCGAGTATGATAAGCTAAATCAGTTTCAAAAGCTATTGCATTTTTTATTGATTTATATTTCTCAAGTAAATAATAATAAAGATTTTTGTTTACTTTTTTAATTAACAGTGGCTTAAACTTATCCTTATGATCTAAACATATTTTTCTTAAATAGTAATTCATATGTATAATCCTTTCATGTTAAAATGATCTTACATAATATATATTACTACATATAACAGGATATTGGTCCAAGACATAGATTAAATTTTACTGCTAAGTAATTTCTTCTTAGCTCTTATATTTTCATATAAGTTCGGACTATATATTTAGCTAATTATTATAGCATACTGGGGTTCCTAATATAAATCACTTTATATTAAGTGGGATATTCCCATAGTCTCTGAGGCGGAACTTATCGTGCCTGCTGATTACCCAATCCTTAATATTGTTACACTGTGGTAATTAAGGCTCTAAGGGAGTTCCAGCATATAACCCAGTTTATACTCGGCCGGTATATTTAACCGAGTGCTGTCGCTGCTGCAATATCATTAAAAGCAGTTGGTTGCATGTTTATCATCATATCTTTAAACATATCAGATTCCAATTGAAATATACAATCTGATTTAGCACAAGCTAACATTTGATATAATTTTTTATCTTCAATATCAAAATTATCATATAGCCAATCAACATCTTTATGAAGATGGTCGAGTGTTTTTTCGATAATCGATAATGTTTTTAATCCAAGAATATCGAGTTTCGCCGTACCTAATTCTTCACATTCAACGCCGGTAAATAATGTAATCATAACACCATTTTCATCAGTACGTGTCGGGAAATAATCGTCGACACGACAAGGCATAGCTAGTACACCAGAAGCATGAACACCAAAGTTACGTTTAAGACCTTCAAAATTACGAGCTAATCTGAATAATTCTTTATTTTCAGATTCTAATTTTTGCCATTTTTTATATAAAGATTTTTCACTTTCGTTGCCATCTTTTAAGGAATCGTAATCTTTAAACTTAGGTTGTGGTGGTACGACATCTTCAAAATCATCAATTTGTTTACTTAATAAATTCATTTTTTCAAACGGAATTTTTAATGCACGTCCAACATCTTTCAAACCAGATTTAACACCTTGTTGTGTATATGTACCAATATGTGCTACATTCTCAAAGCCGTATAAATCTTTAATATGTTCAATAACTTTATCACGACCAAAATAGCTAAAATCTGCGTCTACGTCAGGAAGTCCCGTTCTGTCAATAGTCAAAAAACGACCGAATAATAAATCATACTTGATCGGATCGATATTTTTTGTTATTCCAATACACCATAAAACAAGGCTTCCACAGGCCGATCCACGACCAGGCCCAGTCATTACACCATTATTATCGGCCCAGTTAATATACTCACGAACGATTAACATATAATCAGCGAAATCTTTATAGTTAATAATATTTAATTCATAAGCCAATCGTTTTTCATAATTAACAATATCATCAGCAATATATTTATAACGTTTAGCTAATTCATATAACCCTTTATAAGCAAGTTCACGCAATTCTTTTTTAGTATTATTAGAATTAGGAAGCTTTGGCATTAATGGAGTTGAGCTACCTAATACTACGTCTTCGACCATATTAGCAATAACTTGTGTATTATTCATAGCTTCAAGATATAAAGCATATTTTTTTAAAGCAGTTTCACGATCTGTTTCTGTTTTATTAAGAATATCTTTAAAGCCAATTTGCATTTCTTCTTCGCTTTTAAGCCAATAGTTATGATCATATTTCATTCGATTAGGATTATATATATCAGTACCAGTACCGATAGATACTAATACGTCATGATCTTTATTATCCGTCTTTAAGACGTAATGTACATCGCTAGTAGCTATTAAAGGAATGTCATATTTGTCGTGCATTTCCATATAAAAGTTATTAACGTTAACTTGATCGTTAAAATTATTAGGTTGTACTTCTAAATAAAAACGATCTTTAAAAATATCTTTATATTCTTTTAATAAAGTTTCGGCCAATTGTCGATCGCCATTATTAAAAGTTTTAGCTATGATATTAGCAACACATGCCGTCGTACAAATAACACCTTCGCTATATTTACGAAGCATTCCCATATCGAATAAAAACCGTCCGTTATATGTACAAACTTTAGCCGCTTCACTTTGTAATTTTATTAGATTATTTAAACCGGTTTGGTTCATTGCTAATAAAATTAAATGATATTGGCGAGTATCATACATAAAGGGTTTAATGCGTTCTTTAACTTCTTTAATGCCTTTAAAGCCTTTTTTCTTCGTGATAACAGCTTGTGCTTCTTCTTCAGTAACAACACCTTCTCGGAAAGCATCGGTAGCCGCATCGGCCCAACGACTATCAACATCTTTAGCTAATTCTTCGGCATTCCAAGTTTGATAACCTTCGAATCCTAGTATAGGCTTAATGCCTTGCTTTTGACATTCTTTTTGAAACTCATAAATACCGCCCATATGATTATGGTCAGTAATTGCTAAGCTTGTCATACCTAGTTCTTTTGCTCTCGATACTAACTTAGGTATATGACAATAGCCATCTAAAAAGCTATATGCTGTATGCACATGTAAATGTGTAAACATGATTATTCCTCCTTGACAATCTTATCAATTCGTAACGTATATAACTTAGGCTTCATGAAATTCTTAGTTATATCACCAATAATACGAACCCTGTCTCCTTGTCTAAAGCCAAGATCTCCAGCGCCCCAATGCCAGAAATCGATTTGTTTTTTACCGTCAAATAACGTATACTTAATATTCTTATCGTTATTCTTACTTATGCTTATCGACGTAATCGTTAAATCTTTAATACAGATTTTAGGTTTTTCAAACGATACGTTATCATAAGCAAATAAATAAAATGAATTATATGCTTCTTTCGTTAAATCAGATAATGTAAAATAAATAAGTTCTTCTGGTTTGCTACGAACTGATTCGACAACAGCATATTTATTTAATTCATTAATTTTATCAGTTAACGATTGTTTAAATTCTTCGACTTTGTCATTATAAATAGCAAAGCCACAAGCGGCCGCATGTCCACCAAATGAATATACATTTTCATCGTTAGCTAATAATACATTTAGTGGATATGAATTACTTCGTGCGGAACCATGAATTAATTGCTCTTGATCATCGATACCGACAAACGAAGGCAATCCGCTATAGTCTTCTAACTTACCAGCTAGTATACCAAGTATGCCTAATGGAGCATAGTCTAAAGCAACTAGTGCAATATTACAATCTTCATCATAACTTTCGTTATAAGCTTTCTTAATAATATCGGTATATTCTTTAGTTAGCTCTTTACGTTGATTATTATATGCTTCGACATTATTACATATATCTTCTGCATCTTCACTAATATCTAATAATTCGATCGAAGATTTAATATCGAATAATCGAGCGCAACTATTAAGACGAGGAGCTAAATCCCAAGATACGAATTCACTATTCATTCGAGGTGAACCCATGTTCTTAACGAATTGTCTTAGTGTGTTCGGTACATTGCCTTCATTAATTTGTTTAAAACCTTTTTGCACAATAGCTTGATTAACAATACTTGCCATAGGCATTACGTCGGCAATGGCTCCGATAGCTGCCAAATAAATTAATTTATTAGAATGATAATAATTATAGCCTAATTCTCGTTCGATAGCTCGGCAGAAATATAAAGCTACTTCAGCACCACATAAAGCTTTTGCCCAATGATCACTTTCGGTAATATGTTGATCAACAATTATTGTATCGGGTAATACTTCTTGCGGTAAGTGATGATCAGTAATAATAATTGGTATATTATACTTTTTACAAAGTTCAGTTTCTTCGACTTTAGTAATACCATTATCAACCGTAATAACTAATGGCTTTAATTGACATTTATATCGTTCGTTAATCTTTTCAATAAAGTCAATACTTAAGCCATAACCATCACTACGTTCTGGAAAGTATACTTCACTATAATTTTTAAATTGTGCTAAAAAGCGTTTCATTATAGTGCCACTTGTCATGCCATCGACATCATAGTCGGCATAAACAAAAATATCACGTCCTTGTTTTAAACAATCAACGAATAAGGACGCAGCTTCGTTAATATTAATAATCTCGTTAGTTTCATCGATGTTAATGATTTTATCTTGATCGTATAAAATATTATATGCGTCGTCCAATGGAATTTGTTTTAATTCCAAAATTTGGGCGACTAAATCATCAACTTTTAAGCGAGATCTGTACTTATCTTTACTTATCATAAGTAACCACCTTTCCCTGTTATTATAACATATAAACATAAAAAAAGCGAGTAGCTTTCGCTACTCGTTTCTTTTTTTGCGTCGATTAATATCTTTACCCGTAAGCTTTTCGAGCTTATTTAAGGCACCACGACGAATCTTGCGATACGTCTGAATATCGACTCCGATCTTATTAGCTATTTCGACTGGCTTAGCATTTTCTGCATATACCATAGCTAATATTAAACGTTCTGTTGGGGTAAGATGTGAAAACAAATCATTACATACTTCACCGTTGATCCATAACTCGCTAAAGTTCCCGTCATCGTCAACAACAATTTGATCAAGAAGATCAGCTTTGTACATTGTTAACGAAGACATATTACTCACGCCAATATCGTTCATATCGGATCGATCGTATGAATTATTAATACGATCTTTAAGATGAGCCTGAATGAATCTAAATAATTCATAACGGAATACATATGTTAAATATGCGTTAAAACTACGATTCGTTTTTTTATATTTCATAACCATAGTCGAAAACAATGTTTTTAAATCTTGTTCGACATCGCACTGCTTAGCATAGTTGTCACGAATTAAACTTAAACTACGATTTACTTCGGCATATTCATCTTTATTAAGATGCCAGTTTTTAAATACTTTAGATCGTAAATATTTATTAGCAATATATAATCCGATAAATTCTCGCGATACTTTATTATTAAGATAAATCTTATCTTCTAATAATAGATCACGGAACATATTTAAGAATGGTTCAAATCGAATTAATAATTCTTGTAATAATTCATCTCGACGTCGAGGATCAGTATTATGACTTTGACATTCTAATACTAATGAATCGACTTCTTCCCAAGCTTCTCTTTGTCCGTCTAATATTTTACGTTCGGACATTATTTTTTCTTTTTAGTCTTTCTTTTTAATTTTTTAATTTCGTCGAGAGACATCCATTGTCCATCGTGAAATTGTAAACATTCGAGTTTCAACTCTTCATATTTATATTCAAATAATTTTTTCTTTAGATTAAAATCGACAGTAACCTTACCCTTAATATCGACAACACGAATACTTTTATCAAGATTCGTAATTACGAAATCGGCTATATAATTAATTGGTAAAATTTTCTTACCATTTTTTCTGAAGCCAGGTTGTAGTTCATACGTTACTTGTCGTTCAAATCCAAGAATTTCTTTTTTCTTGAGTTTTTCTTTTAAGTAAATATAATAACTTGCTTCCATCAAGCTGTCGAATTTAATATCATCGACATACGGCTTATATGAAAAGTATCGACTTTTCTTAACCTTATCTTTAACTTGTGGAAGTTCAAAGCTCTTGATTAATTTTTTCTTTTTATATTCATTCCAAAGAATATGAGTATCACGAAGAGCTTTTGTTTTATATTTACATCCGTCTATTTCATATGGCATGTATATTACTTTCCGGTAAACGTACGAGATATCTCTGGGATAAATCGACACTTACTCGATTCTTCTCGAACAGGGAAGTATATATTATTAGCGATGCCTTTTAATACATTATTAGCAATGAAGTTAAGACGTTCGATTGAACTAATATCACGATATGCTATAAATGTATTATTAGTTTTGGGATAATAAAACATAACACCACTTAACTGAAAATCAAATGCATCATATGCAGCTTTCCAGTCTAGGCTACATTTAATATCGCTATCACATTTATCTTGATTAAATGTTTGATCGAATACTGGATAGAATAAAAAATATTTACCATTTTTATAAGCGATCGGTCCGATATCAACTTCGATTTCACCTTCATCGAAAGTTAATGTATGTATATGGCCTATGCTAATAATATTAATTTCCTGAGAAGAACAATAATTATATAATTTATCTAATCTTGCTAGTCCACTAATAACATCTTTTGGTTTAATACGATGCGGCGCATTTTCTAATTCTTTATCTAAAAGTATCGACATTTCAGGCATACCGATAATTTCTTTAGAATAAATGCTGCCTAAAAATACATACGCAATCTTTAACAAAGACGAGCGTATGGTACGCTCGTCTATCGGGATAGGTGTATTATATTTTATATTGTAAAACCAGGGGCTATCAAGATAATCTAAGAATTGATTACTTGTTATTTTCATAGATCATTAATGCTACTTTATAAGATTCATAGAACAATTGATCAGGACTACTTAAATTAGGACGTAACAAAGGAACATCAGTTTCTTGTCCTAATAAAGATTCACATGACTGAGTAATCTTAATGCGAAAATCTTCGAACAGCATTTCTGTTCCTTGAGGAAGATCTGATGTATTGAAGCAATCTTTAAAGTAGTCACGTACGTTAAATAAGTCTTTATAACTATCGATTGTCATATCGTCTAATAAAATACGACGAACAGCATAGACTAACGATAATTTTAATACGTCGAATACGACAGGTTGTAAACCAAATCGAGCATCACATAATGTTTTTAAAATAGGTGTCCAGATACCGATAAAATTCTCTCGTTCAAGAGTTGTCGGAACATGACTAACTTTTTCTTCCATATAGTCATAAAAGACTTGATATGGATTTAATACTGCGTCTGACATTACTAACCTCTTATAATATTGTTAAAACGTTCACTATCTTGAAGCGTACATTCTGTTACTTTGGAATATTCAGGAATGAAATAATAGAATGTACGACCTTTAAATTCACTGCGTTTATTCTTAGCCCAATAGACTTCAATAATTGGCTGAATTTCTTCTTTACCTTCTCGAGTATAGAATACTTTAGCACTATTACTATTTTTACTTACGTCGTTATGGACTAAGAACGTAACGCTGGCATCATATTGTAATCGTACCGTATCTTTTAAATCGTCTAGGCTAGGACGACCACCATGATTTAATTTACGTAAATGTGCCGTGCCGAATACTGGAATTTGCAAATCAGTATTAGCTAATTTTTTAAGATCTTCTGATAAAGATTCATACTTGTTTTTAACATCTTTAAAATCTTTATTTGCGTAACGAATATCTGATATAGAGTCGATACCGATTATAATATTATTTTTGTCGTCGAGCGATTTGACAAACTCCTGAGCCTGCTTTGCATGTTCGACGATATCTTCGTACGTATGCAATTTAGTGCCGTCGGTCATCATAAATTGATGGCTCTGCTCCTTTAATAATTGAATACCTTGTTTACGACGTTGTAGTTGTTCTCGAATTTTTTCGATATTAAATTCTTCGTCAGGTGTTCTCGGAGTAATCGCTGCGAGCTTTTCATAACGTTTTGGCTTAGCCGCTACAGCTATCGGAATATTTTGATCCATAGCTATAATTCTCGGAATAACTTCGCCGACAGTATCATCTAACGTATAGTAAATAGCAAATAAATTATTCTTAGCTGTCGTGCCATAATCCTTTAATAGATTAGACATAATAGCTGTTTTACCACCATTAGATTCACCAGCAAAAATATAAAATCCTTTTGTTAAACCGCTAAGCTTATCGTTAAAGATGCTAAAGTTAGACGTATCATAACCTTCCTCTTCTTCTTTTTCTGTTTCGATTTCATATTCTTCATATGTCGAACGTGATAGTTCATAAAAATTTATACTCATAATTAACTCCATCTGTATATAATTCTATTTGTGCCTGATCTATAGTTATCGTAATAAATTGTATTTACTTTTTCGAGAATATCGACTTCGTAATTTGTTAAATTTAATAATGAACTTACGCAATGAGAGTATTCATCTATTAAATATAAACAAATATCGACAGATTCCATAAGTTGATTATTGTATCGATTTAACAAATAATCGATAGCACCTATATCACGATTATAATCTTTTACAATTAAAGAATTAGATTTTGAATAAAAGAAACGTAGCAAATCGTCCTTCGTAAACGAAATTTTCATTTCTTTAAAAAATTTAATATCTTTAGGCGTGATATTAGCATCTATCAAAAGAGTTGGTGGCTTCGATAGAATTTGCAGTTTAGAGTTGAAATAATAAGTATCACGTTTAAGTAAACTATCATTCCATAAAGAATTAGGCAGATCACAATATTTAATCGATTCTTTTTTAAACGTGGACAGAATCTTTATGATATCGTAATCGTTCATATCGTTATCATATAGATAATCGATTGTATATTGAGTTATATATGTCTTATTGGTAGAATGACCAAGAACATTGGCTTCGTACCACATAGCATCAATCATAGGTTATTTCTCCTTCGTGGACTTTTACATTGTTCTTTATTATTATACCATAAGAATAAAAATAAAAAAAGCCCGCACTAAGTACGGACTTTCTTAAACTCAATAGAATACATTGCTTTCTTTACAGGGATATCAGCATAAAATACTTTTGTATTTCTAGATAGTTGATTAGCTAAATCTCGTGTATGAGTTTCGATTTGATATAATAAATTATTATTAGCATAATAGCTATATAATTTAATACCTTGTTCACTACATGTTGTTTCATGAGCTGAATATTTGTTCGATGTATCACTGCCATCTTGATTAGAAATAATAATACCATCGTCAATATATTTAATTAAATTTTGATAATCGTTACGAATAACGATATTGCTCCGTTCTGTATCGAAATTAGCATTATACAAATAAATATGTCGCAATCCGAATGGATACAAACCTAAATTATTAGTAAATGTTAAATTAAAAGATAACGTTAAAGTTTTGATAGCATATATGCTATCAAACAAAATCCTTGTATCTTCTAATGGCTGATCATAATCCATAATAATTGCATCGTTTGATAACTGAGTGCCAGGTGTCGTAATAATTGTAATTGCTTTTAATACGGCAGCACCAGCTAAAAATGGTGATAATTCAATAGCATTACAATTCGTAGCACCGACTAATGGATTATCTGGAAAATCAATCGTAACAGTTAATACATTACTCGTATACTGATCGAACACAGGAGATTTATCGGCAATCGTATCGTGCTTCAAAATATTTACATATTCAGAATTACTTTCACCGTTAATAGAAACAGTTGCTGATGGTTTAAAAATATAACCGACAGAACTATTAAAATTCAAAACATTTTCTAGATTGCCGATAACTTTAGGATGAACACAATTACCATATGTGTCGTAAGAAGAATTATTTTTTAATATCTTATTACTATCGACAAATAATACTTTATTACTATTAAATATATTTTTACGATGCATAGCATTTCCATCGTACATTGCTTCGACTATACGATTATTCTCACGTAATGCATCGAAATCTTTTTCGAGACGAGAAGATAATGAATTGTTATATTCTAACATCGCATTCATTATTTCTAATTTCTTATTATAACTATTATGTTGATTATTAATAGAAGATTGTAAATTCGTATAATCTTCTTTCATCGATTCGACTAAATCAACAAAATATTTAGATGTCTTTTTTACTTCCATTAATAACCTCAGACTGTATAATTTATTTTACGATATAATTTAGCCGTTTGATTTTGCTCAAGTGTACGATTATAAATATCGTCAATCTGTTTATTTTTTTGCTCTTCCGAACTTAACTTAATTTTATTAAGCATAATCTCATTATAAAGATTATAATAATTTAAAACAAATTTATCGTACTCCCACGGCCCATTATTTCTAATATTGTATCTGATCATAATCACTATACCTATTTTGTTTAACAGCTAACGATTTAATTTTAATTTCTTTATTAGTTGGATTATCGATAACAGCTACTGGATTAGCATATATTACTTCTTTATTATAACTAACTGTTTCTAACATATAACTATATACATTATTATAGAACGTTCTAGAATATAATCGATTATCCTTTACTCGACATTTGTCGACAGCACAAAATACAATACCATTAGTATTAACTGATAAATGAGAATACGGCGCCATTCTAAAAGTAAACTTTTGAACTCGATCTTTAATCGTAACATAATGATTATCAATATTAGATCGTAATGGTTCTAACGAAAAATTAAAATCGGCCTGTGTTGCATTATAAATATATAACTCGACATTATATTCTGTACTAAAGTCAGTTTTATTATACTCACTAATACTAATATAGCGTCCGTCAATATTAATCATATCTTTACCACTATAAATAAAATATTGACTTTGATAAGCATTGTCTGGATTATGTTCAAGCATAAAACTGCCGTTATATTTATTGCTAGAATCTAATTCAAAAAATTTAGTCGTAATTTCTGGTTCGCCAGGAACGACAAATAAATTTTCGTTCGATTCATAGTTCTGAATATTCTGGCTAGGATTTAATTCTAAAATAACATTAGCATTGTCTAAGTTATCGACACTTGCTAAAAATGCTAACGTAGCACCTTCATATGTCGTAAAACTAGGAAGCTTAATATAACTTTTCCCATTCTTATTAGTTATGTCAAAATTATCAGCTTGATATACTAACGTATCACCAAATATAGCAATCGTTTCAAGTTTACAACGACTATAATATTGATCAGCTATTCGTTCTAAATCATTTAATTTAATCGATACTAATTCTTTAGTTTTATTAAATTTCTTAATCGTTATATCATACATAACTTGATATAAAATTAATAGATCTTGATATAGAATAGCTAATTCATTATTAAAATCTTTTACGTCGAGTTTCGATCCTTTTTGAATATATCGATGTTTAAATAAAGCAAATTGTGTTTCGTAATCTTCGAGCGCAGAATCTAATGAACTTTCATTTAAAAATTCACCGAGAGAAAGCGATTGACTAATTAATTTTTGTTTATAATATTCTAACTTATAAACTTGATCTTTATACATTAGACACCTGCTTTCCTAAACATAATTTAAAATTAGCTAAATATGGAGAATAATTATATGTTGTCGGAATTGTTAAACCAATTTGAATACTTGAAATTGGCTCATTAATATATTCAACATAATTTTCTTTTAATGATGTCTTAGAATATTTAATAAATTTAATTCCGCGTTGATTGCTATTAATAGGAACAACATTATATTGTTTACCATTAATAATTAATATATACGTAACTTCATTTCGTAAATTATTCCTAATAAAGTCTGGAACATATTCATTACAGAATATACCGACAGCAATTGCACGACCAGATTCGATTAAGTTTGGAGTCAATCCAGTGCCGTTATTAAATTCTGTTCGACGACCTTCGACCGACGTAATACGAATAACTTTACGAGAAATATTAGGATTAATCGTATTATTAATCTTAATTTTATTATCGTCGATCTTATGGCTATACATCGATAGTCTTACGAATTGTGTTGTCGGAAATACTAAAGCACCAGTACCGTATATATAGGTAAAATCAGAGTAACTATTATCTTGTTTATTCGGAACGATATCGCCTTCGAACGTCGTATGCCAATTTACGTTATCGTCAGATATTTCGATAGCTGTAATATGAACTTCGCTTGTATCAGAGAATACGATTTCGTTTACGCCATCATTAGATACTGACTGAAATGTAAGTTGAACTTGAACTGGCAAATCATCGATATTTACAATATCTGATTTGTTAACAGAATCATAACTAAACAATCGGCTATATTCCCAAAATAAATTGCCGATCGTATCATACATATACGATTCGTTAGACGTATTCATTAAATCTTTTTGCATAACCAAATCAGATTGTTTAGATACGACATAATCATTGCCGACAAATCCATTACCATTAATATTAATTAAGCGTAACGTAGCCTTCTTCTCATTAACTTGAGAAGCTGTTATACAATTACGATATTGATATAATGTAGATTTAATTGAAAAGTTATTAACTGTTAACGGGATGATCGTATTGAAGTCTGTTATATTTCCGCAAATCATATTAACGTCTTTAACACGTTCTTCTTCGGCCTGAATCTTTTCGTCGATACTTTTAATACGTTCATCGACATCGTACATTAAATTTTCGATTTCACTTACGTTATCAATGACATTCATACTAAGATTTAAAATATCGAACGACGTTTCGAGAACATTTTGATTGACGTTATCATATGAAATTTCTTCTTCATCATTAATATAATGAGGTTCGAATAATGGTTGATTCGGACTTAATAACGATTTCTTTTTGTATATATCAAATTTTTTATCGTCGGCTAATGCTTGAAGATAGGCTTGTCGGACAGTCGTATTTTTTAAATCTTCCATTCGAGTTTTCCTCCGTGAGCATTAATAATAATATTTTCAATCTTCACAGGCATATTACCGACATATACATGTTTAATAATCTTCAAATAAATTTTATCGCTATCGACTGCAATACGTTTTCCTTCAATCGGTACATAAGATACAACTAATTCTTTTTTATTATTAGCAATTTGATTATCGATTACATTACGATCATTTTCAAAATCTGATAACGTATTATATGTATTATATAACACCATACCATCTTTTGTTACTTCGTTAACAATAATAGGAGTTGTTTTATTAGCTTGAAAACGTAACGGTAGTTTTAAATATAATTTTTCATATATCACTTGTGATTGATTATATGGAATAATAGGCTTTTCTTTATTATTATCAATAATAGAAAATTCAACACCATAATAATCTTCTTTACGTTGTTGATGTAACGATGTATTTAACGTAACATAATCACATTTACCTATTTGAATTAACTTAGATATTGTGCCAGATGTTAGTGTAGCATTATCGTATTTCAAATTTAAATTATTAATACCGAATTTATAATTCGTAATTTGTGTATTAACAATATCAGATTGATTAGCTTTACGAGCTGGAATCGGATGGCTAACAGTACTAATTGTATCTTTATCGTCTAAAACAATACCAATATCTTTAACGGTAAGTTTTTGACTAATCTTAGTTTCTTCGGCCATCGTTTTCTCCTAAATATTTTGTCACATCGTTTTTGTAATAAATTTCAGCCATTTGCTGTTCTTTTGCTTTTTCAGAATTTTGACTAATCGAAAAATCTCCGTAAAAATCATTATCCATAAATCCTTTCGAATGATTAACTCCTACAGATTTAGATTCAGTCGAAGGGTTTCCAGATTTTAACGTAACGACTATTAACGAAACTTCTTGTGGTTTAAAATATGAATTAAACTGATATTCTTGTATCGAATTATTAATCGTAAAACTACCAACACAATTAATTAAGTTACATGTTACTATATTAATAGTAATCGGTTCTAATAGTTTAATAATAAATGTACCAACTTTTGTATTATTCTGAGTAATAGCATTTTTAGAAAAACAAATAACGGCAGACCCATGTTCTTTATCAATATCAACAGAATATGGTTCGACCGCCGAGATATTTTTAAATAAATCGATTATACCAGATTGCATCGTAACATAATCGACAGTACTAATTGCATTGCCAGTTCGATCTAATATATCTTTACTAGAATCTAGTTCTACATTATATGTAATAAAATTTTTATCTTGATATAACGAATAATTCTTTTCTAAGTTTAATAATTTGTCATTAATATCTTTATACTTTTTATCTATAGTGTCGTTAACATATTTTACTAAATAATCGTTAGCGTCTTCTAATACTCTAATATTTTGAGTGATATTATTTAATGCTACTTCGACGCCATTAAAAAATATATTAAATTCTTCTGAATCCATAATCTTCGAAGGATCGAGTTTTGGAATATCGATACCTTCTTTTAATATATTTAATTGTTCTTGAAAATCTTTGTTATCTACGATCATTATATTTCCTTAGACAGCAAAAAAGCCGAGGGCATAGCCCCCGGCATATATTATTAAATTATTCGAAATCAGAAGCAAAGCTTACTGTAATCTCTTTAAGAGCGCCCATTTGTTCTTGTTTAGTAACATCACTATTACTTAATTCAGGATTTTCCCAGTATACTTGTACTTCGAAATCGTTATAATCGACTATGCTTTGACCTTCTTCATATAAAGGAGCTTCAAAGATAAGTCGATCGCTTACACCGTCGGCATAAGAGTGGACATCTTTAACGACTTCTGTTAACGGAAGAATAAAACGTTTAAATTGACCTTTGGTAATAATACCATCTTTAAACTTATATTCTCTTGCTTTAATAGCTACGACATAACCGATACGATAAATCGGATCGTTATTATTTACAAGAACCGGAGTTGTAAATGTTACGTCTTCATTATTAAAGCCTTTAACCTTAGAAATGTTTTCACCGATAACAACATCGACTGGCATAGAAATATCTGTTTGATCGCCACGACGAAGTTCCATCGGTTTATTAATTTCAGTCTTAAGACTTAACTCATGCACTGAATTAATTGTAACATTTTTTGCATTTCGTTTCAAGTTTATAGCATCGGTCGTAAATAATGACGGAGAGCTTAATGTACTTGCTTCGTACAAACCTTCACGTTTAATTCTTAATTCGACTCTAGCTTTAGAAGCATGTTGAAGTCGACGATTATATACATGAGCAGAATATAAACCTTCGTTAACAGGACTTGGTTGGTTCGTTAATTTTTGTTGTGTTCTAAATAAGAAATATAAATCAGATTTCTTAGTTTCGTCACTTTCTGTTAGAGCATGAGCTACGGCTACGTCAGATTTGCGTTCGTAGTTATAGAAAATATTATTTAACTGAAGATCGTTTTTATTATGATTAATTAATTCGATTTCATAATAATTTTCTGTATTAACTTCCATAAATTCTACGATTAAACAATAACGCGTAGGATCTTGATAGTAGTTATCTGGAATAATTGGATACTTACCATCTTGTTGGAAACTAAACTTTACATATTGACGTTCGACTGTAGCACTGACTGCTTTAGGTTGAGTCTTAGCAAAGAATTTAAATTTATCGTCGTTATTAGCTTGAGAAGATTTATAGGCAGCTTCCGCTTGCTGACCATTCTTAAATAAATCAACATCTCGAGCATCAATTAAATAACAATTAATAGGACCAGGATTACCATATGCTTTAATACACAATTCTACAGTTTTTAAGAAGCCAGCTTTACCTTCACTAAACTTAAGAGTTGTGGCATAACCAAATCCAGGTTTCATCATTTTAACAAATTCACGATTAGTATCGTCAGTTTCACCAGATGCATATTCTTCATCACCCATTACTGTTTCTAATGGTCGAGCAAACAAAAAATCACCATTAAATACAGCACCATAGGATTTAAATACTTGATAGTATTCTGCATTTTGAAGGATAACGCTATTAGCAATATTACGATCTAACGTTAACTTAAAATTAGCTTTATCGACAGCTGCGACTTGACGTACGCATTGCAATCCTGTAACACTATTAACAATCGCAATAAAATCATACTGAGAGAATTGATCCATATCAGTATTAGCCGGAAAGATCAAAGACTTACGATCTGTTTGTACAGTATTTTTAGTATTAGCTAATTCCTTATTTAAATGTACTTGATTAAAATTATGGAAACAATCGTAATAACCGTCGTAATAACCGATGTCTTTTACGTAACCATTTTTGGCAAGTTGACCACGAAGCTGATACAATTCATCACGAAGAGCTAAAATATCGTCGCCAAATTTTTTCTTAATATTTTCAGTTCTTGTCGTTAAGCTATTACCTTTCGTAACTGTCATATAGTCAGCTGCAGGTTTACCGCCTAACTTAAGAGCATTATTTACAGTTTCTCGATCACCATCAATACTTACAGCGATGTGGTCGGCAGGAATACTGCCGACTTTATCTACATCTTCTGCTTTAGTATCACTATGATCTGTACGATAAACCAGATTACCTTTTGCGATGACTGTTTCGGTCACAGCATCCATATCGATCTGATTTATTGTAACTTTAGTTAAATCTTGTGCCATTATGTTCTCCTAAACACGATAATCATAAGTGATATAATGTTTTATACTCGTTGTATATTCAGATTTACCTGTACGTTTTTTCCAAGCTTCCATTTTATCAGGATTTTCATACAAATCTATATATAAAGGATCGTTAGCAAGCAATGCTGCAACTTTTCGATCATTAAACGTAATACAACTTTTATATTTATTTAAAACGTATCCATTTACTATATTACGACTTAATCCTGTAAACAGACCGTTGATATAAAATAAAACTTCGTCTTTTGTTTCGAGAACTTGAGGATCGATATCATAATCATTAATCGGGAATTCTGGAATACGATTATATTTCATTTTAAACGTTTCTTCTTTACGTTTGTAATCTTGACGAATCTCGATCGTAATTCGATCTGGATAATTATGATGTACAGTATACGAAGAATCTGTTTCACGTTTATAGAAAGATTCGTTAGGATAGTTACTTGCTGTCGTACCGATATAAGGACGATCAGATTTAATAATCTGAATTGTTTTATTACCGATTAATGTCCAATCATCTTTTGGTAAACGAACACCGTTACGATATACGATTAATCGACCAGGATACAAATACAATTCTGTTTGTGCCGGAATTTCATATACATTCGTACCGATAGAATTTGTATTATCGAGTGTAATAACGTCCATTACCTTAGAAGCACCAACCTCTAATTGTTCGACAGTATAATGAATCTTTTCACCTATCTTAATATCGTTAGCAGGGCATAAGAACGTAATTGTCGTACCGTCATCAGATTCTACATAATCGACATCGAGTATTTGACGAACACCGTTACGGAAAACTGTTAAAGAATTAACGCGTGGCAAATATTTATCATACTGCATATGATATGTACGATTAGTCGGATCAGTAGAATCCAACATAAAATCGCCAATCTTAATAGCATTTTCTGTATCGCCAGCAAACTTATATGCAAAAATATTAATAGAATCTTCAGGCAATACAGGAACATTCATCTTAACAGAAGATACGGTATTTTCATAAGACGTAACAATACGTTTAATATCTTTAAGTTCTTTTTCGTTTGCTAATCGCCATAATTTCTTATAATCATCATAAATTTGAACCGTTGCCGCATCAGTTAAGTTATCTGGCATAAATAATACGACTTCGCCATCGGCAGTACTTAGTTGACGATCTTTAGGAGATACTGGAGAAATTAATGGTTGTTGGTTACATAATAATTTACCATTATGGTATACAAGACTATCACTAAGAGCTCCGACATAATAGGTATCCATAGCACTAGCGCCATCAAATAACCTGTCGTCAGGATCTCTTAATAGTAAATATTCTTGACCAGGGAATAAACCATCTTTTAATGTTAAATAATGATAATCTTTATTCCAGATAATATTCTTAGGATTGATTAACATACCATCTAAGAATAAAATTACCTCATCGGTATTTGTAATAACACGAGGATCATAATATATCATATTGTTTCCGCTATGACCTATTTGACCTTGTTGTACAATTAATGATTGATCGCCATTATTATAAATAGCTGTCGCATCGATATTTGGTTTGCCGTTCTCAGTATTTAATATACGATTAGTACCGGCCACAATATTATTATCGAAATTTACAGTACCAGCAGCATACGCATTTTCTTCACCAGGTACATATGTTTCGATAACTGTCCATGGCATATTAACTTTAGCACGAGGCACAAAGATTTTATTATCACGATAAATTAATCCGCCGAATGTCGGATGAATTAATTCACCAGCTACGAATACTAATGGAGATTTAAATTCTTTATGTAATTGAATAATACCTTGATTATCAAGATTAGTTTCGACAATATAGCCAGAGTCTTTTACGAAGTTTTTAAATACATGTACTTCGTCTTCTTTATAAACTTTATCTTCGAGTTTAACAAGTTGATTTTTTAAATCGACATCGTAAAATTGTTCTTCGAGCATTAAGCCATCGAAGAATAGATTAATAGATTCTGGTAAATCAGGGATATGGAAACCTTGAAACAAGTTACCATTATTTAATTTTTTAAGAGAACCCGTATAATTAATCCAGTTAAAATCATACGTTACGGCTAAGATATAATCATAATTTTGAACGGTACGATAATTCAATGCGATCTGTTTATGCATAATTACATAATCACCAAATCGTTTATCTGGATCATCTTTCATCGATACATCTTGTTTTTTACCGAGTTTATTGACAGTCGGTTTATCAGGTTTATTATAATTAATTTCAGGATGAAGTCGTGCATTAATCGCATCGACTTCAGGAACACCAGACGTGTTATTTAAAGAATTAGCTGTGCTATTTGTTATGCCAGTCTCAAAAGATTCTCTATATGGATATAAATGATCACCTTTGTATTCGCCAGCTTTGAATCCATAAAATTCTGTATTGTTAGGATTGATATCGATAATAGCATTTGTATTGCTATCATCTTTATTAATCTTAAATAAACGTTTAGTAATATTAGATAATTTTTGTGCATTGATATGTAATGCACTTAAATTTTTATCTTGAGCTTTTACAGTCGGATATTGAAAGCAAACAGTATTAACTTTTTCATAATCATCGACTAAACTATTTTCAATAAATATTCTATCGTTATTCACATTAGGAATAACGTATTGAGTACGATGGTTAGGATCGACTAATAAGTCATGTTCTGGTACAGTAAATGGATCTTCCCACTCTGTATCAAACTCTGTAGTCTTTTCGGAATAATTATCTTTAGAAGCTTGATAACCAGTCTTCAATTCATTTTCATAACGTTTAGAATCTTCGTTTCTTAAAGATGGAACTGTTACATTACCAACAGAAAGTAACGGGCTAACTAATGCAAAATCGGCGAAAGCCGCTTCGTTAAATTGTGCATCGTCAGCTTGAATTGATTTAATCGGTTTCCATTCACGACCATCAAAATATAACAAGATACCGTTATAAATCCATAACTGCCCTTTAATAGGATTAGCCGGAGTCGTTTCTTCCATAAGATGTGTAATAAGCTGGAATTTATTATCATAAATATTAACCCAAGCTTTTTTTACACCGTCGTAATATTTTAACTCATTAGTTCTATCGTTACGCCACAAAGCACCATGAGTTATATTATCAGGCACAGCTTTTGAACCCGATACTTTTTCTTGCTCAGTCATATCTGGATTGATATCTTTTACAGCGAGAAAAATATCGTACATCTCTTGATTAAAGAGTTGTTCAGATCCTCTACCTTGTTTAAAAGTTCTATTTTTCTTCATATATTAACCCAAATCTTTCGGAGCAAAAATAATATATTGAAATTCTATTCCTTGAGAACCAGTATTACCAACATAAATAAAATTATTATCTTTTTTAACCCACATATCTCCGACTCTACCTTGATTATTAGAATGTAAAGGTTTAATCGACACGAAAGATGGCGTTACGCCAACGTTACGAGAATCATGAATATTATGTTGGATTCGTGTTTCTTCTCCGTTGCCAGAAAAAGTTCCTTTACCAACGGTATAAGAAATTATATTGCCGCCAAGTTGTCGATACTTATCATTAATTTTAATATAAAATCGGCCTTGATTAGAATTATAATATAATTGAATCTCGTTGGTATTATCTAACTTAGTATTAGAAATGACTGGATTATCAATCTTATTAGTAAACAATTCTTTTTCAGCATCAGTTATCCAACGTTTTAAATTTGTCGATTTAATAGCATTGGCATATAACTGAGTACGTTTTATTTCTTCAATACTCGCAAGTTTATCAAACAACTTTAAATTGTTAATAGCGGCAACTTTGTCTGTTAAATCTGATAAATTATTAAAGATATTGGCGTATGTTGAATACGCCAAATCTCTAACTTTATCTTTATATTTTACGACCCATTTCATTCGTTAACACTTCCTAACGGATATACGATTAAACATTGGAATGAGCCGGTAAATGAACCTGTATTGTAAATACTAATAGCATCGGTTGTATATGATACAGATACTTCGCCTAAATCACCGGCAGTATATTCGATGCACTGTACGTCGACGAATACCGGAGTAATTAATTGACCAGCTTCGTTAAATTTATTATTACGAATGACTGTTGGTTGAGAGTTACCAGAAAAGAATCCGTTTACGACAATAATATTGTCGAAACAAGAAGAACCACCAAACAATACATTTTGATTATTTAATCCGATATAAAATTTAGAATTAACAGAATCATAGCCAATTTGATTATTAGCTAAATGATCTTGCATTGGGACTGGTGCATTTAATTTATTATTCCATTTATTTTTTTCTTCATCGGTAACAAACTGATGAGTTGAATCTGTAATAATATTATCTGGTGTAAATACATCCGGTAAAAATCCAGATTCAAGAGCTTCTTTAGAAATAAATTTTTCATAGAGGCCAAGATTAGTAATCGCAGCCTCTTTATCTTTAAGATCAGAAAGATTTTTATTTACATCGAGCACTTCGTCAGAAGAAATTTGTACCCATTTTTTAATCTTATCGACATAGACTTTTACATTCATACAACTAACCTATGCCTTTCCGACTACACGAATAACGCGAGCCATAGCTGGGAATCCTTCATTATGGTTAATAACATAATCTTCTGGAAGAACTATTAAAGCAATATTATCACAGCCGACAAAAGCACCGGCAGCAATTGTTTTAATAGATGGTAATAATATAGTATTCAAGTTAGGACATGTCTTAACTGCATTAGCATTAATAGACGTTACATTCTTTAAGTCTAAATAAGTTAATAAGTCAGAATCATGAATAGCATTTGTAGCTACACCAATATAAGTATCGGCAGTGCGAGCACCGTCTTCTGTAAAATCTGCTTTAATCGTATCGGCTTGTAAAATAGTAGTCGATGCCGGAGAAGATACTTCCTGAATTTCACCTCCTACGGAGGAATAATCATCGATTACATTTTCTGGTAAGCCAAAAATATTAGCTAATGTTGTAATATGAGTCGCTGCTTTTTTATTTTTTAAATCAGTTACGTAAGCAAACTGTGTTTGAATATTAGCAAGCTGTGAATTAATGCCGTTTAGCACATTAGATAAGAATGTTAAATCTGCATTATTTTTATTTAATTCTTTATAAATTGCAAAAAAGATTTGCCCGAATGTTGCTTTATTATTAGTAATGATATCAGTATGATTATCTGTTAATACTTTTTGAATATAATCTTGGAATTCTTGTTTATTAAGAATTGTATATTCACCAACAAATGTCTTAACGAGAGCTTTTTCAAATCCAGTATCAAATGAATTAGCTACAAGATCTGTAATACGAGTATTAATATTAGTAGACAATTGGTCAACAATATTAATCTTAGTAATAATAGAATCTTCTAAATCACTTAATTGAATTTTCGTATCTTTTTTACGACAAGCGTCGACATCAGATTTTAATGCAACGTTTGTTAACTTCTGAGAATTATTAACTAATTCACGAACATGAGGCTGAAGATCTGTACCTAAATCACCAAGATTAATCTTAGTGTCAAGTTTACGATATCGCAAATCAGCTGCGCTTTGAGTAATAGCTGTATTCGGCAAATCGTTAATAATATTTTTCAAATTCTCTACATCGTTCGCTACGAATTGCATGCCAGCAAATGTCGTATTTAAAGCATTCACTTTATTATTAATACTGCGAACGTTGTTAGAAAATTCATCGCTTAAATCGCTTAATTGAATTTTATCTTCTTTTAATCGATAACGAGAATCTGCATCCGTTTTATTTAACTTAGTAAATAAAGCATCGGAGAAATCTTGCATCTCGACAATAAGATTGCTTAACTCTTCGTCGAGCATTGACTTTGCTAATTTATCGGATGTTTTATTAAACCAACCAGTTTTAGTAGCTGAATTTTTCTCAAGTGCAATAACACGATTTCGTATTTCAGAATCGTCATAAGAAATAACACCTTGAGAAGCCGTCCCGATATTAGTAAGCAAAGTTTTTAATGACGGATCTAACTGATCCAAATGTATTTGAGAAAGATTACTTACTTGATCAATTTGATCTTGAAGTTCTTTCGACAACATAAATTTTTCTATTTTTTTAGCCATGTAAAAACTCCATTATAGTTAGAATAATAGTTATTTCTTATCGTATATTACACCGAATGACTTTTCTTTTAACTTAGAAATATCTTTATTTAAATACATCTCATAACCAGCTTGAGTCATTTTATTAATATCATAATATTGTACGTCGAGCCAGCAACCAGCTTCAAGACAATCGATATCGATACCAATACGTCTAGAAGTTAATTCTTGTAGTTTATAATTTTGTTCATTACAAACTATCGTATTATTAACAGTTGCCGAAATTAAATTTTTATCTTCGATATAAGATCCTTTGTCGAGTTCGAATACGGCATACGTATCTTTTTGATCAGGATATAAAAACTTATGACGACGTTCATTACGATGATTTATATATGTAATTGTATTATTGTCTTTATCGATATCTAATATTAAGAACGGTTCTTTTATAATACGATTACCATGGATAATTAAGTTAGAAGTTTTGTCCTGAGCAAACACCTCTTCAAGAGGTGTCCAATCAGTTCTACCATATAATTTAATTTTAATATTGCCAGTCTTATCATCTATTAATAGAGTGCCGTCAGGCAGCATATTCCACTTATAATCAGTATTAGAATATATAAAAGTAGTTCGTCCATTAGATAATAATCGAGACGATATTTTTTTAGAATTTTTAATCGGCATTATAAATGACTCCCGAGAATAGAGCTAATAGCAACATAATCTAAATCGACAGCATCAGGATCTTCAATGTGTACACTAAATTTTACATATGGAGTATCTAAATAAAAATTTGTTTGATCTTGTGGAGTTCCGTCTGGATTTCTAGATATAGTATCACATGGAATTAAATAATTATATTTTCTATATCCATTACTATCGACAATAGATCGACCTATAAATTTAATATTAGCAGTATTATATTCATTTAAATTTTCAAGTCTTAACGTAGAATTACTTAATGCTATAACATACATTTTAACATATTTGTTTCCGTTAAGAATATAATATTTATTAGCAGGAATTGAGCCGCTAGCAATATCTTTTTCAATAAAACTATAATCTTGAGGAATTTTTTTAGTCTTTTTCTTCGGAAGTCTTGTCGATACAACTCTAGAAAGTGCATTACCATTTTTATCATCGGCAATAAATGAAAGATATTGTTGACCGCTATCTAAATTAATACGATAATTAAAATTAACTTTATCATTATTAATAACTTTATTAACTAACGTAATACCGTCAGAATAATTAGAATTAACTATCATATGTGGTTCTTTATTATAAGTGGCTGTAACTGTTACATTAGCATATTGACTAGAAAGAGATTCAAGCTTAATTTCCTTATTAGTTATTTCTAATGGTATCTCGACAGGATCTTTGGCTCTAATAAGAATACTTTTAATAGTCGTTTGTAATTTATCAGCTTTACGTGAAACAATATCGATAAAATAAGATTTTAATTGCCGTGGCAACGTAGCTTTATATTTACCTTCTTCATATTCAGTAAATTTAATATCTGATAAATCGACTGCCGACATAATCATAAAATTACACTTAGGATTACCTTGTAAATAAATAGTCGATGTATCTTTAACTAATTCTTGTTTTAATAAAGCAATATCAACTTTAGAAGTTGTTTTAATATGTTTAGTAACAGAATTATCTAAATACCAATCATTAGCACCTTCGACAGTTACGTCAAATGTTTCGTTATACTGAATCGGAATTCTAAACGTTGACCAAGATCGATTAACGACTTGATTAATATGTTCGACTTCGCCTTTGTTAATTTTAATCGTACTACCAATAATAGTTTTTAATAAGACCAATAACTGCATAGAATTATAGTCGTATCTTACAAATAGATTTAACGGTAATTTTTGCTTCATCGATTCACTAGGATGGCTAGTAATCCAGAAGTCACCAGATTCAGTATTTTCAGGCTCGGCTTCTTGATTAAAGATTCGAGGCACTGGATTTTTTATATTGTATCGCTCGATATAATACACATCGATTTCGCAACCTTGCTCTAATTGTGTAGAATTTAATACGATATGTTTGCTATCTAATTCTTTAAGAGTTCGAGTTGCTGGCGAACATTCGATCGTATTATTAATCAATGCTTTAATATGATGATTGCCT